AAAGTTCGCCGAGTTGATTGTCAAGGAATGTGCTGCGTTTATTATTCCTTTAGATGCTGAACCTGTTTCTCATCAGAGTGCGGCGCAGTTATTGTTGCAACATTTCGGAGTTAAATGATGAACGAAGGAATTAAAGAATTGGCTGCACAGGCCCTCATACCATTCAAAGATGAAAATGGATTTGAGTGTCATCATTTTTCAAAAGAAAAGTTCGCCGAGTTGATTGTCAAAGAATGTATAAAACTCTGTGATCAAGTTGACCTAGTGGGTGCAGATGATTGCATTTATTTTATTAAAGAACATTTTGAAATTAAATAATGGAAATCCTACAAGAAACTACCTCTAATTGGAACACCACGTATCGTGTTCCGCAGCATTCTTATATTGTAGAAGGTGCCAAGATGATTGGTTACATTCCTGAGGGCACTACCGAACCGGTAATCTTCAAGGCTGCACAATCATTCTCCAAGTCTGGGCGCACTTTTAAACGCCTTGGTGCATTCAAGTTGGCCAAACCAGAGACCCGTAGGAAAGTGGTAGGATCGAAGGGGAACGTTTACCTAGTGGATGATGCTGCGGGCACCTGTACCTGTGCAGGCTTCACCTACCGTGGGTACTGCAAGCACCTGCATACTTGACCAATCCGGTCAACAATGGTTGCCAACCACCAGGATTCCTGTATAATGTGGAACATAGTCAATAAGGAGTTGCTACATGGGTAAGATTTCTAATTTGGTTCTGGAGATTCAAGACCTTTTGGTTTCTGGGCTTGATGCAGAGCAAATTTCTCGGCGTCTGGATGTACCTGTGAGTTGGGTATATGAGGCTGCTGATATGATGAATGATATGGAACCATTTGATTATGATGATTCTATGGATGGAGATTTTGATTCGGCCATGACCTCAGCAGGTTTTGGCACCGATGAAGACTATGGTTATTATGGTGAGGATTATTGAATGAGTGATTTTATGACACATTTGCACGCCGATGCGTTTGTGGATTATCCTTTGCGTGAGCCATCACCACAATATGGTCTCACCAAAATGTGCCCTAAATGTCAAGGGCATGGTGGTTGGAATCTGGCCTTGAATCAGTATCGGATGCATAATTACCCCGATACACCAGAGAATCGCCATCGTTATGCACATTTTACCTGCCTGTGTGGTAACTGCACTGGTTGGGGTTATGTGCATGAATCTCAAACTTGTGTGCATGACTGGGAGTATTCCAGAAATGTTGGCCGCTGTTTGAATGAATATAAATGTATTCATTGCGGCAAATTGAATCAAGTTGATTCGTCGGACTAATAGGAGTTTATCATGGGTTTAGATATGTACGCTTATCGTGTTGCAGCCAATGCAGTAGTTAACGATTTTGAATATGATGATGCGCTCCCGCCAAATGAATTCTTTTATTGGCGTAAACACCACGACCTGCATGGTTGGATGGAAGAATTGTATCGCGCCAAAGGTGGTGATAAAGAATTTAATTGTGTCCCGCTTCGGTTGACCTTTGATGACCTATTGGCACTGGAAGATGCAGTATTGAATAATACTCTACCCAAAACAACTGGATTCTTTTTTGGTAATAACCCACCAGATGATATAACCAAAGCCGAAGACCTGAATTTTATTGCTGAGGCCAAATACGCAATATACAAAGGCTATGCGGTATATTACAGTTCTTGGTGGTAGTGTTGTATTAAAACAACACCGCTTGCCTTTTCCTAGGATTCCTGTATAATACCATTATTGATTGATAGGAGTATTGCATTGGATAGTTTTGTTTCTAAAGGTAACCCCGAGGTAACCGGTCTATATAAGATTGACCGTGGTCCTCAGGGTATCTCTTATCGTTATTATGATGCCAAGAAAAAGAAATGGGCTCGACCTGATTATGACCCATATGTGGCTAATGAATTGAAAGGTACAGAACCTATTGTTGGTTTCTTTCCTTGGGTAGGTCCAATCAACCTGCGCCCAAAGCAAGAGGTGATGCCAGAACCCGAACCTAAGCGCCCCGGGCGCCCCAAGAAGGTTGTGGCTGATGTACAAGCAGCACCCGTAGATACACCGAAACCAAAGAGTAAAGCCGGCAGACCAAAGAAAGGAACAACCGTCAAAATGAGCACTGGTACAAGTAAACAAACCATGGATAATGGTACCATTTTCTTCCGTGATGATCGTAAGAAATGGGTTGCAGTATGGGATGGCAAACAAGAAGCGGCACGAGATACTGCCGAAGCCTGTCTCAAGTTTCTCAAGAAAAAATATGATGTAGTAGGTGTCGTTGTTCAGCCAAACGGTTAAATGGACTTCGCCACTATATTTGTATTGATATATGGCGTGATGACAGGAACTTATATAATAATCTTCGTATACTATTTGTTATTTGAAATGGATGAACCAAAGGTTGTGCCACCACCTAAACCAAAACAAATAATTAAGAATGCACCACTACAACCAATAGGGCCAGTAAAATCTAGAATTAAGAATGCACCAAGATTATGAGTGATGAATATGATGATGAAGAGAAAGCCGTACAATTTATTATGGAATTCTATAATGTGAGTCGTGATGAAGCTATTCGGTTGTATCGGGATGAAATTGAAGCCTATATGAGTCTAATGAAAAAAGGAATTATTCTATGAGTGATATTGGGGATCGCCGATATGCTATTGAAAATGCTCGGCGCAAGCATATGCAAAATGTTATGCATGATTATGATGTTACTGTTTATCATCCAGCTAAACAACAATTGGTAAAAGACTGTTATGCTGAAGGGCATGCTGGTGGTGTATACCATGACAATGGCTTTGGTTGGTCTTGGATGTATTGCGGTAAATGCGACGGGCGATATAAAATCACTGGTCCGAATGGTGAACGTAAACCTGATTCTGGGAGTGAATGATGGGAACAAATTATTATGTTGCCAAAAATGTCTGTTTGTGTTGTAATAGGTATGATGAGGAATACCATATCGGTAAGTCATCTGGAGGATGGGCATTCACCTTTCAAGGATACAAATATGAGAATCTGACTTCGTGGAAATTGTGGAAGGAATTCCTGAAGAATAGAACCATCAAGAATGAATACGGCGATGCAATTTCATATGAGGATTTTGTTACAATGATTGAAACAGTTAAATCACCAAATTTCGTTAGAGAAGATGGGCGTAAGAACTTGAGTCACAATGAAATGGGAAAAAGTGATCCTCGCCCATGGTTTAATCCCGAATATGATTGGGATGATGAAGATGGTTACTCATTCACATCAAAAAATTTTTCGTAATGGCAAGTGGGAGTGTATAATGAATAAAGATGAAATGTTTGAATTTTTGGATTCTGTGCGAGAGTCTGGCCATATCAATATGTTTGGTGCTGCGCCACTATTGCAAGAAGTTTTTGGTCTGAGTAGGTTTGATGCTAAAGATACACTGTTGGAATGGATGCAAACTTTCAACGAGCGTAAACAAAACAGTCACGCCTAAAATGAAACGCATTGATTATTTTTGGCATCGTGCAGCATTGCAAATTACCAGCATTGTATTCTTTTCTCAGTTGTTGGTAGAAATGATTAGTACCCGAAAACCAGGTTTTGAATGGGTGCTTCCCGTATGTGGTGCAGCATTTGGTATTGCCATTGTATGGACAATCTGCACAATGATTATCAATGTTATTAGAGCAGAGGAGAATGTATGAACGCGACAAGCAAACTGCGTTTCGTGGAGAGAGTAGTGTCGGCACCAGAATACGGAGAAAATGTCGGCAAAACAGTACGCATTCTCCAGCAATGGTGGGAAGAAAATCAAAACATAAACCTCGGGTGGGCTGAAATACCACTGCAAGAAGCCAAAGGTGAATGGCGTGATGTGCCGATTGAGAAGGAGAATGCATAATGACCTCCAATTTAATTACATTTGCAAGAGAGTAGATATGACCGACCGCGAGCTGCTAGAAATGGCGCTGGAGGCTATGGATGTCCTTCTAATTGATGAAAAATGGTACGCAACAAAAAAAGCACTACGCGCTCGGCTTGCAGAACCAGATCCATTGCCGCCACCACCTGAATGCCAAACCGAAGGCGAGAAACTTGCATATGCATTTGGTTGGTGGAAAGCATTAGAGACTAAAAGGATGAATGATGACTGAAGCAGAATTAAGACGCCAAGAATTTATTGAACGTGCCAAGGTTCTTGATGCGCAGCATAAGGCCAGATTCAGTAATGCATACGAGAAACTATTCAATGAAGGCCAATTCTTGGATGAAGATGGTTATCCCACCGAAGAAACACTCGAACTCATCCAATGTTGGCATTGGTCTGATTGCCGTGGATGGTTTGAATTCATCAAAGGAATTTGGTGGAATGCTGATGATGCGTGGGACGAAATCAAAGGTGGCAATGATTATTGGTTGAACGAAGAACTTGATCCTGAAACTGTACGATATCATATCTCTACCTTTGGTTGGTCTGGTAATGAGAGCATTATCGGTGCAATGAAAAAGAACTTTATGTGGAACACCACATGGGTTCAATCACGCCGTGGTGGGCACTATATTTTTGAATTGAAGGAGTATAAAGATGACTAAAGGTGTGAAACAGATTTTTCTCGCTACATTTTCTTTGGTTTTAAGCATGTGGGCCGTATCATGGTTCAATCATATGATTGGTTTCAAAACCAATACTGATGAATGGTGGGTTCTTCCACTTACTATCACCGAAGTTATTTTTGTGGCCTCTTGTTGGGTTGCATGTATGTTTGCACCATTTAAAGAAGATTCAGCAAATGATTAAGCTTTTAGAATTCCTGTGGCATGGTTGTTGGCACGATTGGAAACATGAAGACAACAGCAAAATTGTAGATGATGAACGCCACCAAATTGGTATTGCTTTTTGGTATCGATGTGAAAAGTGTGGCCGTTTTAAAGTAAGTAAAAGGACCTTTTAATGAACAAAAGATATGAAATGCATCCAGTCATGGAAAAACTGGCACTAGAGGCAGGCGGTTGTACCTATCCCGATGTTAACACCATGCAATTGGTGAAATACACCGAGTTGGTGGTTAAAGAATGTGCAGAATTGCTGCGACATGCACACCATGAACACATTGACCGTTTCGTCGCAGCGAATATGTTAGAAAAACATTTTGGAGTATAATTATGTGGAATAAACTTGTACAATGGCACAGAAATAATGCCGATTTTATTGACGGTCTAGCATGTGGCATCCTTACAATAGGAGGCACAACCTCAATACACAATGGTGAAACGGTGTGGGGAATGTTTCAACTGTTTTTTGTTGTGCTCTCACTATGGCTTCGTTTCGGAAAATGAATCGTGAAAAGTTGGATGCCATTCTATTGGCCAATCTTGGTAACCGAGAACTGGTAGAAAAATGGTGGCATTCACCTAATCTGTCGTTTAAATCATACACTCCTACAGAAATGCTTGACATTGACCACAAAGCCGTGGTACAATACATTCTTGGGCAGTTGAATGGAGATTATGCATGAGTCCCGAAAAGGAACAGTTATTATATGAACGATACCCTTTGATTTTCGCAAATAGAAATCGTGAGGGTATGTTTTGGTATGGTATTGAATGTGGTGATGGTTGGTTTAATATCATTGATCGTTTGTGTAATAACATTCAAAAGCATATTAACAACCAAAATAGGCATGAAGAAATAGTTGAGCAAGTTGTTGTCGATCAAATTAAAGAAAAGTTTGCAGGGCTTCGTTTTTATTGTGAAGGCGGCGATTCAGCAATCTATGGTATGATATCTATGGCCGAATCAATGAGTGAAGTTACTTGTGAAGAATGTGGAGCACCTGGCACCGTTTATGGAAAAGGATGGTTTCGGGTGCATTGTGATCAGCAGAGGAGAGAATAATGGCATTAGAAGTTTTTAGTTTACCCACTCCGAATGTATTGGGTTATTCTCAGCAGCAAATGATTGATTATGGGCAAGAGTATGCTCAATATTATAAACAAGAAATTCGAGACCTTCGGGACCGATTGGCTGATGTAGAATATGAATTGCAGTTGTTTCGTATGATTGCAAAATCTGGTTTGAATATCTCAATCACTGCACAAGATATGCGGTATTGGAAACCAGATCATAATGAAATGTTGGAACAACTAAAGGCTGCGAGTAAAACTCGCCAAACATCTTATAATCCAGATAGTTTTACGTTTGATTAAAATGAAAAAAGTAATTGAAGATAACCAAGTTGCCGTATTGTATTCACCAGGCTTTGGTGCCGGTTGGTATTCATGGCATGGTGTACTTGAAGCAGTGTTTGATCCTGTGATTGTGAAAATGGTTCTAGATGAACGTCACGATGAAATTGAGGAATACTGTAATAAAACCTACGGCACCGACCATTATTGGGGTGGTGCCGAACAACTTAGGGTTGATTGGGTTACAGTTGGTGCTCATTTCAGAATTGAAGAATATGATGGTAATGAACGAGTATATACCGAATTTGAATATAAATGGTTAGAAGCATGAAAACGGCCGATATTAAAAAAGGTATGCGAGTTATGCTGAGTAATGGCTGGGAAGCCACTATTCTGGATAATAGCAGGTCAATTACTAGATTGGCCGAAGTATATGGTTACCATACTGAAATGGGCAGCGTATATACCCACGATATTGAAATGGTAAATATCGATGGTATTTGGCACCATATTGCTCTTACTGATAAACAAAAACAACTAAAAAAACAAGTAGAAGAAACGTTGTTTTAATACAACAATACTTGACCGGATTAGTCAACAATCATTGCCATTTCCTGTGGTTGTGTTAGAATACTTGTATTGATTGATTAGGAGTTGTTATATGCCCCGTGGTGTTCCCAAGTCTGGTTTCCGTATGACCAAAAAGCGTATGTCTCAAGCAGTCGCCGTTGCCAATGTGCCGGCACCTGTTGCCGAGTCGCGTTTCACCATCAACCAGCGCTTTGGTTTCGTTTCCGACATGGTGATGATGCTGGCGCGCGGTGACCAGGCCTCAGTCGTGGTGACTGGTCCTGGCGGTCTTGGCAAGTCTTACACCGTGTCCAAGACTCTGACCGATGCAGGCTTCCTGGATGTCTCCAATGTCGAGGATTTTGACGTTGGCACCAAGATTGCCAAGTCCTTCACGGTCATCAAGGGCTACTCTACACCTAAGGGCCTGTATCGCATCCTGTACGAGAACCGTAACGGTGTTATTGTTTTCGATGATTGTGATTCAGTGCTCAAGGATCCAGTTTCTCTTAACCTTCTCAAAGGTGCTCTTGATTCTTATTCTCGCCGTATTATCTCATGGCGTGCTGATATGAAAGACGAAGAGTTGCCTCAGGCTTTCGAGTTCAAAGGCCGTGTGGTGTTTATCTCCAATCTTGCGTCGAGTCAAATTGACCAGGCCATTATTACTCGCTCTATGGCTGTTGATTTGTCCATGACCACGCAGCAGAAAGTTGACCGTATGCGGCATATTGTTGCTGAGTCTGGCGATTTTATGCCTGAATTCACCATGTCTCACAAGGTCGATGCTCTTAATCTTATTGAGTCTTTGCAAGATAATGTCAAAGAGTTGTCGCTTCGTACTCTTATTCAGGTCACCAAGATTCGCAAGAGTGCAGGTGCCAATTGGCGTGACCTTGCTGAGTATACTATCGCTGGATAACTGTCCAACCTCTGTATTGTTTGTATCGACCTTTGGCAACAGCAGACATATTACCGGTATCCAAATTATGTTCCCTACAAAATTGAGCCAAGTTTTTAATATCATGTTTGTTGCCATTTGGATCGGTGACAGTCCATAATTTTGAACAGTCATCACCTTTTTTTAACCTATTTTTTGGATCGGAATAGTATCGTTTCATATTTTCAGAATGATTTTTTGCCAACTGTGGATTTCTATGATGGCCTGGAGTTCCATCTCCACCCTTTGTCATGTTATAACCGTTTGCAAAAGAATTGTATTCTATGATAAAATATGGTTCCATAATTTTTAATGTGTGTGTAGCATCGTATGATTGATAGATTACATCCCACTCAAAATTATTCCAACCATATTTTGCAATAGCTTGATATAAACGATATGATTTGTTTTTCTTTGATCGATTTTTATGTTGATACTTTCTCGTTGGCCAATCAGAATCAAAACCAATATAGGTCTTGCCGTTGATTTTATTGGTGGCTCGATAAATGGAATATATTTTCATAAACCTATTTATAACACAAACTGTGGTTAATATGGCAATATTGATTGATTCGCCCCGTGGCAAAGAGTACACAGCCTGTTGCCATGGATTCCCACCGCACTATAATCCATACTTTTAATAAAAGGAGTTTATTATGTTTACAGAGAATTTTGATTATACCCTTGATATGACCAGCTTTGAAGCTGAATTGATTTTTGCTTTGTTGTCTCATGTTCGGCTTGGTAGGCCAGATGAATATACCCAAGCGGCACACAGTCTTTTGGATCGTATGATAAATGTTGTTGGTGATGATTTTGGTAATATGGTTGATGTTGGTGCCAAGATTGAGAACGATAATGGTGATATTCATGTATCCATTGAGATTGATGTGGCCGATCCTGTTCCGTGGTAAATATACCACAACAATGGTTGCCAACCATTCGTTTTTGTGTTATGATACCTACCTTTGTTAATGTTGGAGTGAAGTTATGAGTCTAAATCGAAATGCTCGTGCGTTTGTTGCTGCAGCTGAAGAAGCTTATGGCATCGGTTCTATTGTGACCCGTGATGGTATTGCGGCCATTGTTGAAGAGCATAATGTTCCGTATCCTCACTGGCTGGTCACCAAGTCAGAGTATCGCGTTGAACGTGGGCGTTATAAACTGCCAGATATTGGCACCAAGCCCAAAACCAAAACTCAGGTACAACCTGAACCTGAAATGGAAGTTGCTATGGCACAGGTCGTTGCGTTGCGTCAACCTAAGTTGATTGATGAATCCGATCCTGCAATTCCCTCCAGGTATCCTGATTATGTTCCCTTTGGTTTCTATACTGATTTGGTGAACATCGTCAAGTCTAAAGAATTCTATCCTGTTTTTATTACTGGGCTTTCTGGTAATGGTAAGACCTTGATGGTCGAACAGGTATGTGCTGTTATGAAACGGGAGTGTATCCGTGTTAACGTGTCTATTGAAACCGATGAATCTGACCTTCTTGGTGGTCCTACTCTCGTCAATGGCAACGTGGTTAATCGTGACGGGCCAGTTATCATTGCAATGAAACGTGGTGCTGTGTTGTTGATTGACGAAGTTGACCGTGGTTCTAATAAGCTGATGTGCTTGCAGGGTATTCTAGAGGGCAAGCCATACTACAATAAGAAGAATGGTGAGGTCGTTTATCCTACCGAAGGTTTCAACGTAATTGCTACGGCGAATACCAAAGGCCGTGGTTCAGATGAAGGCCGTTATCTGTCTCAGATTCTCGATGATGCATTCTTGGAACGTTTCCCGATTACTGTTGAACAGGAATATCCTGATGTAAAGACTGAGAAAAAGATTCTCACGCCTCTTATTGAAGATGCAGAATTTGTGGAAAACCTGGTCAAGTGGGCTGACGTTGTTCGCCAATCATTTGACCAAGGCGCAGTTGATGAGATTATCTCCACTCGCCGTTTGGTACACATTGCAAAGGCATTCAAGATTTTCGGTGACCGTATGAAGGCCATCGAATTGTGTGTGTCTCGCTTCGATGCCGAAACCAAGAATGCTTTCTTGGACCTGTATTCAAAAGTGGACGGCAAAGTTGATGAACTTGTGCACGATGTGCCTGGTCCGACTCAAACTCAAGAAATTCCGTTCTAATACAACACAACGGCTGGTTGCCAACATGCCAGTTGTTGTGTTACAATCTCCATGTTGGATTTTATGATTTGTTTTTGAAAGGTTTATATCATGGCTAATATTGTTCGTAAAGGTAAAATCAATCGTCACGAAAAGATCACTCAGGTTCTCCTGTCTGGTAAACCCGTTTCACCTGATGAAATTCATAAGGTGTTTGCTGGTACCGACCAAGAATCGGTTTTGTATCGATTGTCTACCAATATCTACAACATTCGTAAAGATGGCGGCATCGTGAAGGTGCATAAAGATGGCCGCAAGGTCAAGGCATATCAGTTGGTGAACCACACCGAATTCAATGCTGATGGGCGTTATGTTGGCCCTGCCAAGAAAGTTGTATCTCAAACTCAACCTGTTGCACAAGTGCAAGAAACTGTGGAGGCCTAATCATGGCACGTTGGAGAATTACCCCTAGCTGGAAGAAATCTATTATCGAAGTCCTTGAATTGACCAAGGATGGAAAAGTCATTCGCAATGAAATCTGCTGGCGATGGGGTGAATTCTTCATTGACACAGAAGATGATAATCCACCTGAACTCGAAGAAGGTGTGGATATGTTTGATTGCGGTTATGAAGTTACTGATTGGTCAACCGATGACGGCTGCAGCGAAGATACCGATTTGAGTGAACTCGATGATGATGAACGCGAAGAACTTGAAGAATTCTTGGAAGAAAATTCATTCTTGGATCTGGATGGGCATGATGGTTGGATGTTCTCTGATTCTTATATGTACATTGATTGCGAATTGATTATTGAAAAAGTGGAGGATGAAGAATGAGTACGATTGTGTATAAGGGTATTCGAATTCACTGTGAACCAGGTGTTAATCTTTTGGTTCATAATGATCGAATTGAAGTGATTGATTCTGCTCCCAACTTTCACCAAAAGAAAATCAAAAAGAATCTTTCAACCAAAACTAAGTCAACTGGTCGCACCGGCTCGGTTTCAAATTTTATTCGCGAAAATTTCACCAAACCTGGCACTAAAAAAGAAGTCAGGGCATCAACGGATCACGCTATTCGTAGCGTCTTTGGTCGATTGGGTTGGTCTGGAAAGGTAAAACAAATTCGTTCAGGACTTTATGATGTTACGAGAGTAGCTTAATATGACTCCCCTACAAACTATAAAATCAATCAATGAATATGCGTTGTCGGGGGAAATGTTATCAGTGGATTATGTTCTTAATCATTCCGAATCAATCTTAAAAAGCACTCCAGAAAAATTTGAATTGATTCTTAAGAACGATCTTTGTAATGCCCTGGCTAAAAAAATGATGGAGGCAAATTGTATTGAATTTACAAAACAAACTATGCACGATACAGATACAACGGTATATCGTGCAAGGGTATTTGTAACGACTAGTGATGTTGTAAAAATGATACGAGAGAATAAAATAATTGTTGCCTAGATACCTGTTCTGTAGTATAATGTACTCATTATGAAAATCGCAATTTGTTCTGACCTTCACCTTGAATTTGGCCACATCACCCTTGAGAATACCGAGGGTGCTGAGGTTCTAATTCTTTCTGGTGATATTTGTACTGCACATGGTTTCATGGAATTTAATCCAGACTGTGTGCATAAGTCTAAGGACTGGCATCTATTCTTCCAAGAGTGTTGCAAGAATTTCCCTCATGTAATCTATATCATGGGCAACCATGAGCACTATCATGGTGATTTTGCAACAACTGAAAAGATTCTGCGTGATCGTTTGAGTTATCTACCGAATCTTCACATTCTAGAAAAGTCCACGTTTACTCTGAATGATGTAACATTCATTGGCGGTACACTTTGGACTGATATGAATAAAGAAGATCCAACGACACTTCATGCTATCCGTAATATGATGAATGATTTTCGTATCATTAGTTATACGAATAAACGCTTTGAACCAAAAGATGCAGTACAAGATCATCATATGATGTTACAATACATTCGTGCGGTGATTGAGTCTAAGTTCAATGGTAAGTTTGTTGTTGTTGGGCACCATGCACCAAGTAAATTGTCTACGCATCCAAAATATGCGAATGAGTATTTGATGAATGGTGGTTACTCTTCGGATCTATCCGAATTTATCCTAGATAATCCACAAATTAAATTGTGGACTCATGGGCATACTCACGAACCGTTTGATTATATGATTGGTTCGACTCGCGTTGTTTGTAATCCGCGTGGTTATGCTGATTATGAAAAACGTGCTGATGATTTTAAGTTACAATATGTAGAGGTTTGATATGAAAAAGAAATTGTACCTTGTTGAGACTATTTCATTCTTTCGCCATCGTTATGTTGTCGAGGCTAAAGAGGCAACACATGCAACAGATGAAACAGTAATGAATGTTGGAACAAGTAACGAAAACTGGAAAGAATTTTCACAGGCTCATATCGATGAAACTGTTACCTCTGTTCGCGATATCTCTATTGAAGAGTATTTGAAGTTGTTTGACAAAGATAATGACTATCTCAGAGGTTGGACCAACAAACAAAAGTTGGCCGTAATCAATACAATCGATTATAAGGATGAAGAATGAAAGTTTACATTAGTAAATATCGGCATCATTGGCTCAGCCCATATACAATTCTTGAGAAGGTTTGTTTCTGGGAAAAAGATAAAGATGTTTTATATAACTTCAACGACGATCCAAATAACAAGTATGAGAAGTGGGTGACTCTTCTAGATTATGTTTCAAAAGCTATTCAGAAAGTTTTGGATTTTGTTCATCCAAAAATCGATTATGTAAAGATTGATTATTGGGACACTTGGTCGATGGATCATACTCTTGGTATGATTGCGTTGCCCATGCTCAAGCAACTTAAAGAAACGAAACAAGGTGCGCCTTATGTGGATGATGAGGATGTTCCTGAAGAATTGAAATCAACATCTGCACCACCAAAAGAAAATGAGTGGGACACCGACGCAAATCATTTCAAACGGTGGGATTGGGCCATGGACGAAATGATTTTCGCATTCGAACACCATAACAACCGTGATTGGGAAAATGATTATCGGTCAGGTGAGGCGGACTATAAGAGTGAACCATGCGAATGGGATAGAAATGGTAAACCAACAATGTATCAACTGAAAGAAGGACCGAAACATACATTCGAATGTGATTATGACGGTATCGAAGTTGTAGAGAATCGAATTCGTAATGGTTTTCGTTTGTTTGGAAAATATTATCAACACTTGTGGGATTAAAAAGGAGTAAATTATGTACGGTAATGAAGTATTGAAACGCCAAGGGCTTATGCCATCATTTGAATCCGAAAATGCACAGATGCCATATTATCCTCCTGGTGCAAATGGTAATGGCCCGCCGGTTTCTGTCAATCAGGTTCCCAAAGAAACTATTGGTGATCATCTGAGGGAAATGCAAGGGCTGTTGAATGAACAATCTAAAATGTTGTATAAACTCACTGAAGAACTCCAACCAGTTTTGGATCCTATCTTGGATCGTAACGTCCAATTGGGAGAAGGTATAGGTAGAACGGTAGACAGCAGTTCATATATTGATTTGGTTTCCGATATGAGATCCAAAGTATTGTACAATATGAATCTTATTATGGATTTGTTGAATCGGCACCGCGTATGATCTCCATCATTCATTGGATTTCTGCCAAAAGGCGGTTGACAGAAGTACAAAAAACCATTATAATGCTAGGCGGCGAGCATGATGCATCGGAAGTTCCTGTGCAGATTCTTGCCCAACGTGAAATGATTGAGCGAGAGGTTAACTATTACGAAACCTCAGCACTGACATGGATTTGTATCATGGGCGCTTTGGTAATTATTGCAGTACCGACTTTCGTTCTTATGCATAAATCAGGAGTATTATAATGCAGAAAATTTATTCTTGGGTAGGAAAAAATCTTGTCAATGTGGCCATCGGTGTATCGATGCTTTTTGCATTCGCACTTGGTTGGTCCGCAATCGATAAGTATAAGGATCATTTGCCTAAGTTTCCACTAGAAGTCGCAGATTTCAAAGGTGGAATTCAGAACCATTTGGTGTGGTCTATGAAGGGTGAATGTTATTTTGTTCGTGCAGTAACGGATCAAACCGTATTACTCGTCAGGGTGGACGATTGCGACAAGAAATAATTTACATTTTTTGCCGTGCCATCTGGTGTGATTGGATTTACTAACTTCTAGTTGGCAGTGTTCGCATACGACACGAAATAATTTTGAAGGATTTTTTTCACACATCATCTTTTTGACTTTTAACTTAAAATCATTTGTGTGCAATTTCTTTCCAAAAATTGGTGACAATTTTCCTGTTTTTCCGTAATTAGGATTATTTTTACCTGCACGTTTTTCGCTTAATAATTTTCGTGTGTCGTCGGAAATTTTAAAACCAAACGTACCTTCACCGCCAACAGTCATGTTATACCCATTTTCACCAAAAGAATTATATTCTTTTATGAAATATTTTTCCATGACATTTAAAGTATAGTCTCGATCTTTTGATTGGTATATTATTTCCCATTCAAAATTTTGCCATCCATATTTTCTTATAGCTTTATGGAAAATCCTTGTGGATGTTGAAGACTCTCGGAAATGTTCTTTTTTTCTTGTTGGCCAATTTGAATCAAATCCGATGTACACCTTGTTGTTTATGGTATTTGTAACTTTATAGATTGAATATATACTTGACATGCTGTGTCTCCTGTTGTACAATGTTAGACATAGAGCCGGTGGATGTTACCGCATCGCGACTGGCACCTTTATTTATCTTTTTTGTGAGGAGATGTATCATGAGTATTTTTGTTGAAGTTGATTCGATTGAAAAAAGTTGCCCCGTTATTATTAACCTGGATGCGATTGTTGAAATTGCACCTTTGGTTACCGGCGGTTGTGTTATTTTCTTTGCTGATTCTGCTGGTATGAATTCGCGTATGGGCATGAAGGTGTCTAATGAATACTCCGAGTTCAAGCAATTTGTTATGCAAACTGTTTCTGCTGAAGATATTGCCAAGCGTTTCCCTAAGAAGGAAGTCGTAGAAGAAAAACCAGTTAAACTTAAGAATGAGTTCAAGATTCCTAAGTTGTAATGAACGACATTTTATATGATGTTTTTTCTTGGATAAAGGATGACTTTCGTTCACATCGTTCTCGTTTTGTTATCGAATTTGTCGCTTGGGGTCTTAGCATTGGCTGTAGTATTACAATGGCCGTTTCGGTCCCCAATCCACCTCTTCTTGTTCTTTATCCTATTTGGATTTCTGGTTGTGCTATGTACGCTTGGGCAGCTTACACTCGCAGATCATTTGGCATGTTGGCTAACTATCTCTTGCTAGTAAGTATTGATACAGTTGGTTTATTGAGGATGTTATGACTATTGATCGTAATCAGGCTATAGATATTCTTGGCCGCACCGGTGAAAAAATTATTGCCAATCTATTATCTCGTCAAGGCCTCAAAGTGGAAGAATCAATCAACCATTTTGATAGCGAAAAAGACTTTTTGGTTGATGGCAAAAAAGTTGAAGTTAAAACGGAACAACCGTATGTACGTAAAAATGCATTCACGTTCCGAGAAAATCAACTACGAAAGTGTCGGTCTGTCGATGTGTTGTACTTCGTTTCAATACCTCCATTGATTGCACCTGATTATAAATGGGGTGGTTGGATCTTTCGAGCAGAACCAAGTGCTTTTGAATATTATCGTTACACCACAAAATTTGGTATTCGTATGATTGCTGTGCCAATCAATCAGAGTGCCATGTTTCCTTTATGTAAAATGAAAGAAGAGGAGATTCGCGAATTGGTGAAATACGCTAATTCCGCATACGCACGATGAATATCTTTTATCTTGATCCTGATCCCAAAACCTGTGCTGAAATGCATTGCAGCAAGCACGTAGTGAAAATGATTATTGAGTATGCTCAACTCATGTCAACTGCACACCGTGTATTAGATGGCACCGAATATACCGACCTAACTGCAAACGGTCGCCGCATTAAACGGTGGCGCATGAGTGATCCAGATATGGAATCTACACTATACAAAGCTTCTCATATCAATCATCCATCGGCCATTTGGTGCCGTGTAAATAAGTTCAACTATGTTTGGCTGTATCGTATGTGGTTTTATTTGCTACAGGAATACACCTATCGTTATGGTAAACAACACGAATGTGCAAAACTTCGTGCAGCATTATATTTGACACCTGAAAATATTCCTGATGGTGAATTCTATGCTCCTACTCCTGCAATGCCACCAGACGTAAAAATTATTGCAGAGAATCCTATCCCCGGTCGTAAGTATGATGTAATCAAGTCATATCATAATTACTATATAAAGCATAAGAGCTCTTTTGCATCATGGGCAGGCAAGATTAATTCACGTAACATTCCGGAGTGGTATAGTGCCAACGTACAGTTTTCTTAATAAGAATACAAATGAGATTGAAGAACATATAATGTCTTATAAGGTATTGGATGAGTTCAAGGAGCAGAATCCACACCTAGAAAGACATTTCTCTATCGACACTTTACCTGTTTTTGGTGATGGCATACGTATGTCTGTACCAGGTGTTGGTCAACCAGACGCGCGATTCGAACGTGAAATCATTGGGCGCATCAAAGAAAAGGTGCCTGGCAATACTTTGGCCAAGTCACACAAAACTAAGATGCCGAGGGAATGGTAATGCCTCAAGTAGCCGCTTTATTTTTACCGCCAAGGAGAGTTAATGGTAAGAAAACCTCCGTAAGAAAGAATGCTTCCAATAAATCTGTTGTCAACAAAATGGGAGGCACACATGAGCGAAAAGAAAAGAAAAACAAAGGGCCAGCGTATCTACTCAGAGCTTTCTAGTAAGAAGAGAATTAGACAAGACCTGATTGAGATGTATAAATATCAGAGAGAACAGGAAGCATTACAACACTTCCTTGATTTTTATAAAACTCCAAGTTAACAGGACATCTCAATGACCCTTCCGGTTGCCAATAATGCCATCAGTTTAAATGCCATAAAAACGGAATTTGGTGGTCCTGCCAGCCCAAGTCTTGGTGACTATTATTCTGGTGGAACATACGTTATTGCTGGCACAAAAGGTTATCCCAATGGTGTTGCAACAGTTATTCCATCGGCCGGTACAATCGCGATGAATAATTTTCACGGTGCAACTAAACTGACATTATCAGCCACAGCATCTTGGAATGGCACTAGTTACACCGATACAGGTAGTTATCCTGATGCACCATCAGCTGCTTCGCGTTTTTTCGTGTACTCTGATGGCACATGGAGTGCAACACAAGATACTGCTGGTACATCGACAAACGGGAATTGGGTTTCACCAACAACAACTGGAATTGGTTCTTATTATTGGGTTAAATTTACAATCACCAGTACCTCTGGTTCGTCTACACAAACTTCGTGGACAGCCAATACCGGCTGGTTGGCCATGAGTTCAACTCAAACTGTTGCTGTTACTGCAATAAGTACAGGATCGCCAAGAAATAGAACCACAACTTACAATGTACAAATTGCAAAAGATTCATTAGGCACATCTGTTGTTTCTTCGGGCACCGTAACATTGACCGCTACAATTTAATATTATTATGAAAGTTTGTTATGTTTCATTATTGCCCACCTCGTGAAATCCCTAATCTAAACTCAGTCACACAACCAGACGGTAAAAGATACTATACACTACCAAACGGTAAACAAGTACCGTCGGTGACCACCGTTATTGGTGCAATGAAGAAACAGTCCATCATGGAATGGCGCCGTAGGGTTGGTGAAGAGGCTGCAAATAAAATCTCAAGGCAGGCCACGCAACGTGGCACCAATATGCATACTCTGTGCGAGAGGTATCTAAACAATGATTCTCTGGGTACAGATATTATGCCTGATGCGAAAGAGATGTTTCTTTCGTTAAAGCCTTTTCTCAATAAAATCAACAACATACACTATCAAGAGCAAGCACTTTGGTCAGAAACCATTGGTATGGCCGGTCGTGTAGATTGTATCGGTGAATATAATGGTATTCTTTCGGTAATTGATTTTAAGACTTCTAAGAAGATTAAAACGAGAGAAGATATCACGGATTACTTTGCACAATGTGTGGCCTATGCTGCAATGTATGAAGAATTGGTGGGTAATCCTATCGAACAAATCGTCATCCTGATGGCGGTTCAAGACAATCCTCCGTTGGTTTTTATCGAAAAAACAGCGGATCACATAAATACCTTGATGGAGTATATTAAATACTATAAAAAATACGGTAAATGAAAACCTACCGATCCATCTTCATCAGCGATGTACATCTAGGCACGAAAGATTGCAAGGCTGAAGCCCTCAATAATTTTCTAAAACACAATACCTGCGATACGTTGTATCTAGTGGGTGATATTATTGACGGTTGGCGAATACAACAAAACAAATGGCGATGGAAACAAAGCCATACGAATGTAGTTCGTAGAGTATTGGGTCATGCAAAACGTGGCACTCGCGTTGTATATGTAGCCGGAAATCACGACGAATTTTTAAGACCTCTTTTACCGTATAATATTGGATTCGGTTTGGTTGAAATACGCAATCAAACAGAGCATGTTGGTGTAGATGGAAAACATTATTTGGTTGTTCATGGCGACCTTTTTGATGGCATTACTCGCCTTGCGCCATGGTTGAGTTTTTTGGGAGATAAAGCATATGATATCATTCTTTCGATCAATACTAAGTTCAATTGGATACTTCGCCGTTTGGGTTTTAGGTATTTTAGTCTTAGCAAATACCTTAAGCACCGAGTAAAAAAAGCTGTAGACTTCATGTTCAAATTTGAAGACAATCTTGCTAGTTATTGCAAGAAACGAGGATTTGATGGAGTCATTTGTGGGCATATTCACCATGCTGAAATAAAAGAGATAAGAGAAATCAAATATATGAATGATGGTGATTGGGTTGAAAGTTGTACAGCATTAGTAGAACATCATGACGGCCGATGGGAAATCATAACATGGACTAAGGAGAACGATGATGTGGTTGATGATATTAATAGCAGTTCACATGAGCAATCCAAAAGACGTTCCGGGAAGAATAGAACTTCAGTTTCCCGATCAGAAAACTTGTGAGCAATCATTAGCATCAATGAAATGGCAATTAAAGTTTGATAATTTTAAGGTAGAAGGTAAGTGTCAAAAACAATCCTCATAATAAACGATAATTTGCCGGATCAAATAAATGGTGTGGTCACAACTTACAAAAACATTGAGGCATGTGCGGCTCGTGACAACTATAACATTGTGGTGCTTCATCCCGGGTGGTTCCGCTACATTGATTGCCCTGGCTACAACGAAGTCAAGATTACCTATCCCCGGCAGGTGGGCAAGAAGATTGAGGAGATCAATCCGGATTATATCCATATCGCCACAGAGGGTCCTCTTGGTTTGTGGGCTAGAAAGTATCTTTCATTACGTTCTTATCGCTATAATACCGCTTATCATACTAAGTTTCCAGAAGGATTTAAAAAACTTTTTGGTATTCCTGAATCTTTAACTTGGAGATTTGTTCGTTGGTTTCATAAACATTCTGGTAAGGTATTGACCACCACAGAAACAATGGTAAAGGAGTTACGCAATCATGGATTTGATGGAACTATTATACCATGGACTAGAGGTGTTGACAGGGATATTTTTTATCCTGAACCTAATTTTACTAAGTCTGGCGTGCTCTTGTGCGTTAGTAGAGTCTCAAAAGAAAAATCATTAGAAAACTTTTTTACATTAGATTATCCAGGCTACCGTAAGATAATGGTAGGAGATGGACCTATGTTAGAAACATATAAAAAAGAATATCCCGATGTAGAATTTGTGGGTGCCAAACGAGGTAAAGAATTAGGTGACTATTATCGTATGGCTGATGTGTTTGTATTTCCTAGTCGTTGGGAAACATTCGGGCTTGTTATGATTGAGGCCATGGCCTGCGGTACACCAGTTGCAGCTTATAATTGTCAAGGGCCAGTGGACGTTATTGATCAGGGAATTACAGGATTCGTGGTTTCCGAAAAAGAAAGTTTATCTGTAGCCGTTGAAAAATGTTTAAAACTTGACAGAAAAGTCGTTTTAAACGGTAGTCAAAGGTGGTCCTGGGAATCTGCATGGCAAATATTCAAAGAAAATTTAGTGCAGAAAAATGGTAACAATTCATAAAATACTTGACAATTTGCGCGTATACCTATATAATAATGGATATGATCGTATGAAGTAAATCAAAACGTATTCTGGACGCGGCTTCGATGCCGCCAGGTCCACCATAAACATACTAGAATCTCTACAAAACCGAAAGGTTGGGATCAGGGATGGTACACCGGATTACTCTAGGAGGAAACCTAAAAGTGCGAATAGACCATAGTATGTTTATGATGGGCCTGAATTGGATTCGACAGGGTAAATAGTAGAGGCATGGACGATCCGGTAGGCGATGACCGTAAATCAAGCAAATCGATAAATGCAAACGATGAAAAGTTCGCATTAGCAGCCTAATTACTGCTTAGGGTTCGGTGGGTTCCTCGTAACAGAATACCCACCACTATGTTTAACAACAAGGAGTTTATTTTGAAGAAAACAATCATTGCTCTTACATTGGGTACTTTGATGGGAGTTGCTTCTGCTGGCGTTGTCAGTCTTGAAGTGGATCACGTTAAAGACGACAAGACGAAAGCAAAGAGCACAGCACAATATCTACGTGTTAACGGTAATGTTGATGGTTTGGATCTTGGCTTGCAAGCTCGGACAGCCACCTTTGATAAAGGCGGAATGGTTAATAGTCTTGAACTAACTGGTGGTAGCAAAGTTGGTCCAGTCGCTGCATTTGTTGGCGTTGGTTTTGATAATGGTTTCAATGGCGTTAAGCCTTTCCAATACGGCCTAGTTGGTGCTTCAACTGGCGCAAAGTTTGGCATTGTCAATGCTTATGCTGGTGTTAAGACTCGCGTAAACTGGGACTCTGCTAATCCTAAACAAACAGTTCTGTTCGCTGGTGCTGCTATGCCTGTAACCAAGGGTCTTGCCCTGGAAGCTGGCGTAAGCAAGAGCTATCAGACAATCAAAGAGACCGCATTTGGTCTGGGCCTAAGTGCCAAATTTTAATCTAAGGGAGAAACTATGAAATCCGTAATCGCAATCGCATTGGCTGCTTTCGCTGCCACTTCTTTTGCTGCTGACGCCGCTAAGCCAGCTGCAGCTCCTGCTGCTCCTGCTGCCGCTTCAGCACCAGTTGCTAAGGCTGCTCCTGCAGCTGCACCAGCTGCTTCTGCTCCAGCTAAGGCCGCTTCTGCTGCCAAGAAGGAAGCAAAGAAAGAAGAAGCCAAGAAATAATCTAGGCTCAACAGTTTTGCCGGGTCTGTAAAACCCGGCTAACCAACCTATACAAACTATGATTAAGAAAACACTACAAGCATTTGTCTTGTTTGCTGTTTTGTTCTTTTCATATTTCGCTACGGTTTCGGTGACAGAGAAATTGTATCACAAGCATGTGGAAGCACAAATAAGGAAAGATTTCAACAGACAAGTTGAATGCCTCGCCAAAAACATATATTATGAATCGGCAACTGAGCCGTATGAAGGCAAACTGGCGGTCGCACAAGTGACCATTAATCGTACAAACAATCCGAATTTTCCGTCAGACTTTTGTTCGGTAGTCTATCAGAGGGACGAAAAAGTTTGTCAATTTTCATGGACATGCTGGAAGGCATCGGTGAAAACACCTGATGAATATACATGGGAAGAATGTATGCACATCGCTCGCATGGCCGTGACTAAACCGACGTTGCATAGAGAACTGGCACTATCTAAAGCTTTGTTCTATCACGCAACATATGTATCGCCTGGATGGAAAAACTTGAGAGTTATTAAGAAAATCGGCAATCACGTTTTCTATACTCAGGCATAAAACAGAGGCAAGTACCGAAAGGGCTTGCCTCTTTTCTTTTTATCTGTATAATTGTTATTTTAACTTACACAAACAATTATGCCTACTAAAACCGAGATTACAGATTTTAGTCTATTGATTGATGAACTTTCCGCAAAATTGAGAGTCACAAGAATGGACGCAATCATACACCACTGTGAACAAACAGGAATGGAATTAGAAATTGCATCTTCTCTTATTTCTACCGCACTGAAAGCCAAGATTAGAGAAGAAGCAGAATCTTTGAATCTTTTGAAATCAAGCTCTAAACTGCCCATCTGATGGAAGAAACTACAGGGTTTACGGCCTATACATTATACCAGGCCATTAAACTGCACTTCACTTCTGATTATGATTTCTTTAAGTACAATGGTAAAACCAATGTATCTAAAGATTCGTTCATGCATAGTAAGTCTAAATATTCCTTTTATAAGTTGTCCAGGAAATATTCCTACGATGACCTGAAAGATTTCTATGTTGCAAACTTCATTGAACATGATGTAAATTGGGTTGGTGAAATCACAGGACCTGAAGGTGAAGAGACATACAAAAAGTGGCAAAAAAGAATTCAGGGCTTGACATATCGATTTGAACAAGATATAATGTCGCTCATGGATTCGGTGGATGAACCGAACCAGTTGTTGGTAGTTAAGAATGGTCAGTATCCAAAATTACTGGTCTCCACTCAACAAGGTGACATTGCTATTGAAACATTGGTAATAATGAACGATATTATGAATTTCTTTCCTATGTGGGATAAGAAGATTGATGATACCATTATTTGGCCAACGTACAAAAAACGTTGTGAGAAGTACTCACCATTTTTAATCTACGACAAACGAAAATTTAAAACTATTTTACAAGAGAGTGTTAAAGAAAATGCTTAGGTAACATTCCTAATTTCCATCCCGTAGGGGGATCACTTGTCAACAATTGCTTTTCGCCATTATTGTACCACTTATAACCTTTTGTTGATGGTTTCTGATTTATTCTACCCAAAAACCATCCGTCTCCTGGATGTTTTTCACAAAATGTATTTTCTTTTCCGTTGTTATACCATTTACTTTTTTTGTTTAATATGGAACGACGTAAAGATTGTTCTTTCTTATTTTCTTCGGATTGTTTTTTACCAGAACCGCCATCACCACCAAAAGTTTTGTTATATCCAGAGTAAAAAGAATTATATTCTTCTATGAAAAACTTTTCCATATCTCTCGCATGTCGGCATTCTTTTGTTTGGTAGATAACATACCATTCAAAATTATTCCAACCATATTTTTTTATGGCTCGATGAAAATGAAAACCTTTTTCGTTTTTGGCTTTGGATTTATGTGCGTACTTGCGCGTTGGCCAATTTTTGTCAATACCAATATAAACTTTACCGTTTAAGTTGTTGACACATTTATAAATTGAATATATAATCATGCTGATACTCCCGAAAGTGTTAGAGTGTATGCGGACGGCAATCCGGCGATACACACCTATTTATTAAAGGAATTAAGATGAAATTTATAATTTCAAAAATATATTTGGATCTAGATGGTGTGTTGTGTGATTTTAAAAAACGATATATTGAACTTTACGGCAACACACCAGAACGCCATGATAAGACCAAAGAGTTTGGTAAGCGATTCGACCACTTCATTCAGACTGAGCAATTTTCAACACTTGATCCTATGCCTGGTATGGTATTGTTGATTGATTTTCTACGCAAGGCACCGGTGCCTACCGAGATTTTGTCCTCTACCGCAAGAGAGGACAGACACGATGCCATTTCAAAACAAAAAATGATTTGGTTACAGACACACGGTATTACATTTAAACCAAATTTTGTACCAGGCAAACACCTGAAACACAAGTTCGCAACACCAGATTCACTCATCATTGATGATACCGAAAGTGTTATTGGTGACTGGATGAAAGCCGGTGGACAAACCATCTGGCACCATGATGTTCCGTCAACTTTGTCTGTACTGAGAACCATGCTTTAATAAATAATAGATAAACACTTTCTATTCAAAAGATATGGCTGCACACTCATCAATAATGATCGCCCATCTAGTACATGCTAAGTTGGGACTGGAACATCCAATGGCACAAGACATCATCAACAAATATTCTGCCATGGCCGATGATGTGTCTTTCAACAATACTACACACGACATGTTAAAATTCCAAAAGGTATTGGCAGACTTACAGGAAGAAATGAAAAATATATCTTGACATAGACTTCGGTCTGTGTCACAATAAGAATCGTTATGAATTTCGTGGATAATCCGTTTATACTCCGTTTATACAAGAAAGGTAAATTATGAGCTCATTTGCAAACCTCAAGCGCCAATCTGGCAATCTCGATAAACTGACCAAGGCAATCGAAGCCTTGAACACCTCATCAGAAGGTGGCGACAGTCGAGATAATTTCTGGAAACCTGAAGTTGATAAGTCCGGCAACGGCATGGCAACCATTCGTTTCCTTCCCGCATCTCCTGGTGACGGCGACGACGCACTTCCCTGGGTTAAGTTGTTTTCGCATGGATTCCAAGGTCCTGGCGGTTGGTTGATTGATAACTGTCTGACAACCAAGAATCAACAATGCCCTGTTTGTGAACACAATAACAAACTGTGGAATTCTGGCATTGAAGCTAACAAAGAAATTGTACGTAAGCAAAAGCGTAAACTAAACTATGTTGCTAACGTATACATTGTTTCTGACCCTAAGCATCCTGAGAATGAAGGCAAGGTGTTCCTGTACAAGTTCGGTAAGAAGATTTTTGACAAACTGAACGAAGCCATGAACCCACAATTTGAAGATGAAACCCCCATCAATCCATTTGATTTGTGGAAAGGTGCAAACTTCAAGTTGAAGATTCGTAAGGTTGAAGGCTATCAGAACTATGATAAGTCCGAATTCGAATCTGCCAGCCCATTGTCACAAGATGACGAGGAACTGGAAAAGATTTGGAAGATGGAACACACACTGAAAGACCTGGTGTCTGAAAAAGAATTCAAGACATACGACGAATTGAAGTCTCGTCTTGAAAAGGTACTAGGTTTGAATGGTGAAGTTCCTGCCGCAAAGACTACTGTTGAACAATTGAAGTCAGCACCTAAGAAGCCTGAACCTGAATTGGTAACATCCGATGAGGATGATGATATGGCTTATTTCAGTAAACTGGCTGAAGATTGAACACACTAGAAAAGATATGGGCCCGTACTACGGGCCATTTAATGGGTCAAACCGATGATGACCGTCCAGATGTACCGATTCTAACGGTAAGAGAAGCGAGAATTGCTTTGTTTCTCAAAACATTCTGGGTCATCATCCATGTGGTGACATGTTTGTTTATTATTGCAAACATTGTACATCACTGGTAAAAGAACCGTGTGAAGGCAGTGCAACCCCGCTTCGGCGGGGTTTTTTATTTTATACGACTCGTGTTGAGTAATAAATCATTCGTTGGAATGTTTCTTCATTATTACGTACAGACAGTTTATCCAAACGACTGAGTAAAGTCTGTTTGTTCTGTGTCTGTGTTGTGGTCATTTCATTTTTGGTTACTGCTGGTGCAGCAGATTTTGGTAAATTCAATTCTGCGTTTTGTTTTGAAACTGCATTCAGTGTTTGTCCGGCATTTGATGCCGGTGCTGCAGGTGGAGTTACAGGAGTAGGAACGGAAGTGCCTTCACTTTTTTGTGTAGCTAAGTCTTTTCTTAGACCAGTTTCTGGATCATAATATTTTCCCCATTTTCTGTCCCATTCTTCCTGTTTTGATTTCAGTGCCACACCACCAGTTTTGGGTCTTGGAGCAACCTTTTCTAATCCTTTGTCTATGTTTTCTGGAATGTCATAGACTTTAGTATCTCCAGCAATTTGCTGGACTTTATCCAACCCTCCAAGATTTCGTATAGCCTTGTCTTTTTCTTCACCTTCAGGCATCTTTAAAGCGGCGACTGCTCTCTGTCTTTGATTTTTAATAATATCTTTTAAATAATCTTCGCCACCCATAGCTTCAATTTGTTGTGGCGTTCCATTTTGAAGTACAGATTGAGCTTCCGCAGGAGACATGGCTTTCATATTTGGTGTAACTTCAGCCAATTTAAATAACAATTCTCTCAAAGCCATAATTGTAGCAGCACCAGCAGCAAGCATTAAAAATGCTGGGCTTCCAAGCACAGAAAATAAGTTTAAAACGAGGCCCAAACCCATTTTCGTAAACACCTTAAATAAGTCTTTAAAGAAATCCAACATAGGTTTCAAATCACTGAAAAAATCAAATAATGATTCAAAAAATCCTTTGCCGGTTCTCTTCTTTGAACTGGTACCAACTATTGTTTCTCCACCTAAAGCTTTCAATAGTTCTTTGTGTCTCTTTTCATCTTCGAGTTTGTTTTCTTCTTCATAATTTCGTTTCAATTCAAAACGACGCATTTCATTTTCTTGCGTCTTTTTCATGAATGCATACATTGAAGTAAGGATGTCTAAATTGGAACCCTCATCGTGCAGGCCATGTAATCTACTGGCTGTTGAACGTTTACTTAATATTCTTGCAGTACCAGCAAAGTATTCGATGTCTCGTTGACTTCTACCCAACATTCTACCCAACAATGCGGGAGCCAATTTAGATCCGCCCGTCATGAATTTAACAATATTCAGTGGATCAAATTTCTCTTTAATTCTGGTAAATCTTGCGGCTGTTTTTTGTGATATGGCTTTACCGACTGCACCAAGCGTTGATTCGCCGGCAACAAGATTGGCCGCTATAACGTCAGAAAGCGATCTCTGTCTTATTCTTTGCGCTTGTCTGTAATCCATTATTATTTTCCTTTACTCAACAAAGCAGGTGTTATATTTACATTTTTTTCTGTTGTTGGTTGTGGTTGTTGTGTTGTTTGTGATACGTTGGCATATTGGTTGGTAACGCTATGTGTGGCGGTAGAAGCTAACTGGATTTTCATGTCTTTATTTTCTTTCGATAACTGATCAACTGGAACATCAGATTGTTTTATTGTCGCGATTGATGTTGTTTTCTTTTTACCTGAACCATATCCTTCTTGTTTTTCCATGGCATCAAGTACAAATTTTCTCTGTATGTCCGTATACTCAATCATTTTCTTGCGAGATAACTCTTCATCGGTTACGCCAGCTCGTCTTAACGCCGATTTAATAGCATTTTGATAAGCCACAGTATCGTTTTCGGATGGAGGAGCATATTTCGATATCGCAGAATCTACAATTAAATTTTTATAATTGTCTCCTTCAAATATTAGATTTTCTTTCGCTTTTCTTCCCATTTCATATGTTGGAAATACCGCAAATCTTTCTTCGGGTTTTTGTGATTTTGACAAACCATGATCAAATCGAATCGCTCCCATTTTTAATGCATAATTTCCATATTCAATATTTCCAGGATTATTATTTCTCCAATTCCATGCACCTTCTTGTTTAACAATTTCACCATTTTGTAATCTAACAATGTTATAACCCTTACCAACTTCAACTACATTAGCAATAGCTGAACCTGCCGCAGTTGCGATTGCGGCACCAGTAACAGCAGCTGGTAATAATGATGGTTTGGAAACCACTGGAGGTGTCGTCGATACAGAAGGAGGTGCTGCAGGTTTTTCTGCTGCCGTTTCTTTTTTAGTGAATCTGCCCCTTGCATCACGAGGTTGTGGAGCTCTTGGCGGTGGAGCTGGAGCCGGCGTTGGTGCCGGAGCAGGAGCCGGTGCCGGAGCAGGAGCCGGTGCCGGAGCAGGCGCAGGAGCCGGTGCTGGCGCACCTGCCGGTTTTTCTGGAGGTGGAGCTTCTTTCTCCACCTTTTTTTCCATTTCTTTCTTGGCTTCTTTGGCCTTCTTTTTAACTGCTGGTTTTTTACGACCAGTTAAGGCCTTAATTAATTCCTGATTTCTTCTATTTTCTTCTTTTTGTTTCAGTGTATTGGAAAGTTCTTCAATTTCTCCTCGAAGTTTTCTTTCTTCTTCAATCTCTACCATCAGATCATATATTTTACCTAATGCTTCTCTTGATGTATTAAATGTAACACCAGTAGATTCAGGCTTCATTGACTTGAAGCCAAACATAGAAGAAACTGCACTCTTCAGTTTCTGAGATACACTAGGTTTTTTATCGTTCATTTACTACTGCTTCATTCGTTCTTTTAGTTTTCTATTTTCCTCTTCAATATACTGTATCAACATAGTAATATAGATGTCTCTTTCCCACGGTATCATTCCTTCAAGTTCCGCGAGACTGTATTTGTGATGTTGCATCAACGAGAAATTAGTTTTATAATAATTTCTCAAATCATCATGACGAAGTGTTAACCGAAAAAACTTTCGAGCCCTTCCACATCAATTCGATGTTTAAAACCACATTTACTACATGTCATTTGAATCTTCTCTTTCAATTTAGGAAGATTACTAAAGAAATTTTCAACCTTGGCAAATTGTTCCTGGTTCATAGACTCTACGAAATCCAACAATTCTTTAGGTGAAGATTCTTTACCATAATAAAACTGTTCACCATCATAAATGTAATCAATACTCTGAGCAATCATGGTGAAAGTCAAGTCACTCATGTTTTCCAAATTCAACGAATTCTTAATCATGCCAAATTCTGGATACTTAAACTTGACCGTCAATTTTTCATTCAGTTGAATTTCCGGTTTAATGTCTTCATTCATTTCAACTTTTAGATTCAACAGATTCAATTTGTGTTCCATTGTGTTGCCACATTCTTTATCACCAACAATGTTATTGCAACTATATTTCGATTCAACAATTTCACCCACTGATTTGGCTCTCAGTTGAACAAAATAAAATTCAATATCAATAATTGGCAACGAATCAATATCAACATTCTCAGTCAATGTGCAGTTGTTCAAAATATCCCTAATGGCCGAATGAACATCTGCGGTTTCATTTGATTCCATGGCCATTAACAGATTTCTCTGCTCTTTGACCAAGAATGGTCTGTATCTAATTTTTTTCTTTGAAACTGGTAAAGTCAATTCATAGGTTGGTGTATCAATTTTAGGCAAAGCCATAATATCTCCTTATCAAATCATTTAATATCCTGTTAGAGTTCTTTCTCCAATTTGTAAAGTCTGTTTTGCAGCTTGTTCGCTGGAAGTAAAATCAAAAGATGAAAATATTGCTCGATTACCGGTGAAATTTTCCCAACGGGTATATGCAAAAGTAACAACTAATTTGTGGTAACCATCACTATTCCAGTCTAAATCCAATTGGTTGATAGAAACTGGAAATGCATTGAATAGATTTACAGAATAAGAAATATCATCAGATACGGTGTATTGGTTGACAGTGATGATTGTCTCATAATCTTGACGGTATCTAAAATCGTTAGTTGATGTTGGATTTATAAAGTTTAACCAATCATCGAAGAAATTTTTCTGCTGCATATCATCATCAACAATAAATGTTAAATCGATGTCATTATATGTGGCCAAATATGGATGTTTTTCGATTGGACCGTAAATTCTTTGTTCCGTGGTCGCAAGTGTTTTTCCTGGAAGTTGTGCATTTTCACAACGAAAAACTAAATTTCTTGTAACATCAAACTGACCAGCCAAATTGATATCAGTCAAAAACTTTACTGGTGTGGGAATAAAGACCAGAAATCTGTTCTGTCTTGCAATGTCTCCCTTGAAACTTTGCTTAAAATCGTTGATGCTAGGCATTTAAGATTTCCTTATTTCGTTTATTGAATCTTGCCAGACTTCTTGTGGTTTGGCTTTTCTGAACTGTTGAACTGGCAAATATGTGGCAATATCCCATTCGTTTGGTTGTACGGCCAGAATTTTTGATGTGATGTGGTTCGTCAAGTATCGTTTCAAACATGGTCGGAACTCACGGAATCGTCTGGCCGCATTCAATATGTCATATGTGATGCGAATACGTTTAATTTCGTCCTGGTCGTTATAGATGGCACCGAAACCTATAAGTTTTCTCAAAAATGCCACTCGATAACGTATTGGTAGGTAATGTAGGTTCAATCCTAAGAATCCGTCTGGATATCTTTCCAACATCAAAACCAACGGAAATGTGTCATAATAGGGCAATTCATTCTTCATTTTCGGGTTGTATTGAAAGAAATACATACCTCCCAACAGAAATCTACGGGTATATCTTTCTCTCTCTGCCTTAATTTGTCTGGGTACAGCCCGAAAACCTTTTAATTCTGCAATTCTTTCAGTCAACCACTTAACCGACTCGCGGCTAAGTGTCTGCAATTCTGCCGCAGACTTTTCTTTTTCTAGTAATGTGAGTAATGATGATGCCATGTTCTATTTATTTCAGTCCTAGGTGATCCTCAGTTATCACTTTGAATTCCCAACCACGGTCCAAACAGAATTCATTCGCTGCCTTCCATTTGGCCTGATTGATACCCCAAGTTGCAACCTCTTGGATATATTGTTTAGTCACTCGTTTCTTTGGTTCTGGCGGCTGCGATTGTTTCTTGGGTTTTACTTCCAACATCATCGTTCTGATTTTACCATCTTTAGTACGAACTTTAACCAGAAAGTCTGGAAAGTATCGGTGCCATTTTCCATCAACCGGAGAAACGTAAGGTATGATAACTTCCTCAGAAGCCCACGACAAAATATCAGGATTTTTGTCGAGCCAATTCATCACCCGACACTCCCATGACGAACGATATATGATGTTTTTGTGATCCCCAATGTATTTTTTGGGATTTGACGGTTTAAATATTCCAGAATATGCCATAAATACTATGTATATCTTTTCCAGGGATCAACATGGGCGCATCCATAACTATACTTCCTACTTTTAGTACAAAGCAAACCACACCAACAAATTTGATTGGTCCATTGGCTTCATTATATTCTCAAGATAATGTTCTTCAATTTTTACATTATCCGAGAGATTTGAGTTCTTCGCAAAGAGGGCATTACGTACAATTCACCATTAAAAAAATCAAAGAAATCACTTTTGATGACGTTGAAAGATTTATATCATCCGGATTTAATTCAGTTACGTCAGCGATAAGATCCGACCAGCAACACGAAGAATATTTTACAAGTACCAGTTCAGCACCAACCAGCCTCAAACAATTTTTTTCCGACGCGATAGCTTCCGGGCAAAATATGTCTTTTACTCTCGCGGAAGCAAAAAGATTAGGTATAGTAGCAAGCGAAGCCATTCAACAATTAACAAGACAAAGCACAGAAACAATAGGTTTTGTCAACTTATACATGCCAGAAACGGTCAATTTTTCATATCAATCACAATATAATGGTTTAAGCTTGATGCAGGCCGTGGCTTCTACACCTTATGTTCCTTTAGTTGGAAAAATTGCATCAGGCATCAACTCAATTATGGAAAATAGTGCGGTAAAGTTGTTGTTAAATCGGGCCGGTTATGTTTTTAACCCACAACAACAACTTCTGTTTGAGGGTATTGATTTTAGAACTTTCCAAATGTCATTTACTTTTTCTCCAGTTTCAAAAGAAGAAGCAGATGATGTGTCTAGAATCATTCAAATGTTTAGAATGTATGCGGCACCACAGATTGTTCGGGAAGCTGCAGGTATGTTCTTCGTTCCTCCTGCTGTTTTTGAAATAGATTTCTTACAAAACGGCAAAAGAAATCCAAATATTAATAGAATTGAAACCTGCGTCATCGACAATATTGATGTTAATTATGCACCTAACGGATGGGCTGCGCATGAAGATGGGCAACCCGTACAAACGACACTAACAATTTCATTCAAAGAAAATGTACTTATTGATAGAGATAAAATTTCTCAAGGATATTAAAGATGAAATACTTTGATTCTCTACCAAAAATACTTCAAGTAGGTAATTTTCAGACTAGTGTTCTGACCAACTTGATGGCCAGAGCCAGTTTTATACCTTCCGTTTTAAATGATCCTTTAGTTTTCTATTCATACGACATTCAAGATGGTGATACACCCGAAATTGTCGCTTACAAATATTACGGTGATTCATATCGTTATTGGATAGTTTTATATACAAATCAAATGACTGATCCACAATGGGACTGGCCTTTATCTAGAAATAATTTTGATGCATACATTACAGAAAAATATACGGAATTTGATCCTTATGCAGAAGTGCATCATTATGAAAAAATTATCACTAGTTATGATGCCGGTACGCAAACAACGACAACAGAAACAATTATTATCGATGAGACTGCATATAATGAATTGGTGGAATCGACAAATTTTTATTCTTTACCGACGGGTCAAGTGAGTGTAGAGATTCGTAAATCTGCCGTTTCTTATTATGATTATGAGTTAAATCTCAATGAATCGAAACGCAGCATAAAAATATTGAACAAATCTTATGCAGACAGATTAGAGAATGAATTTCAAAATTTGATGGGTTGAAATGGAAGCACCAAACGTCAATACTCCAAGTAATGCTCCATCAGGAAATTTTTATCCGCAGGATTTCGATCTCGAAAGTGTGGATATTATTACTAGTGCTGGGCAAACACTAAAATTAAAAAATTTAGTCACCGAAATGTCCTTCTTTGAGGACATCTATACATTTGCGGTTTCAGGATATGTCATACTGAGAGATGCGGTAGGTTTAATTGAAAAATTGCGTTTGAGTGGTAACGAATTCTTACAACTAACTTACGGAAAAGCAAAGAGTCAAAATAAATCCGCAAAGAATTCAAGAAAATATAGAGTCTACAAAATTGGCAACAGGAGACCTGTTGGTAACTTTTCAAGTGAATTCTTCACACTATACTTTTGTTCTGAAACCTTAATGTTATCCGAACAAATAAAGATTAGTAAATCGTACAGCGGAAAGAAAATTGCCGTATCGAATCTTGCAGGTGATGGTATCATCAATGACATTCTGGTAAATCAGCTGAAAGTTAATGAGGACGGTATTGTAAAAATCGAAGAAACCTATGGTACCTACGATTTTATTGTACCTCGTCTGAAACCATTAGAAGCAATAAGTTGGTTATCAACTTATGCACGGCCACAAAGTAGCAAACTTGGCGCCGATATGTTGTTTTTTGAAACAAATGATGGTTTTAATTATCGTTCTTTGCAATCGTTGTATGCGGATACACCATACAATACTTACAAATATCAACCCAAAAATATTCTTTCCAATCAAGACGAAGGCGGTTTTGCAGATGCTACAGTGAGTGTTTTGGAAGTAGAACACGTAAAGACATTCGATGTATTAAATGAAACAAGTTCGGGCACATATGCAAATAGACTTATTTCAATCGATCCAATCACAAGATCATATAAAGTCACAGATTATAGTTACGAAGATGATTATCTGAACAATCAGAATAAACCTAATTTATTGAATAATAACTCTACGTTTAGCCCAGGAAAAAATAAACTTGGGCTAACACAAACATCCGCATATGAAAGTCTAGTTAAAGTTGTAATTGGTAATTCGAACCAGAACAGCGCAGACTATATAAAAGAGCGTACCGGTAGTGTCGCGAAAGACATTTATATTGAAACTTTTGTGCCCTTCAGAACTTCACAAATATCTTTGGCCAACTATACAGTATTAAAATTATTGGTACCAGGAGATAGCGGCATCACAGCAGGAAGAACAGTTAATTTCAATATGTATTCTTTGGCTGTTGATTCAAATAATAACAAAAAATTAGATGAATATTTTTCGGGTAAATATTTGGTAACAGCGGTACGCCATATAATGCAACCGACAGGCGTATATCAGATGATACTTGAAGTAGCCAAAGAGAGCGCAAAAATGGCTTTTAGTTCTCCTAATAGTATGTCGGCACAAGAACAAAGAGTAATTAACGAGGCTTACTAAAATGATGAACAATTTTATTGGTAAAGATAATTTTGTATGGTGGACTGGCGTCGTTGAACGCATCAACGATCCATTACAGTTGGGGCGTTGCAAAGTTAGAATTTTTGGTTGGCACACAGATGATTTAAATGCCATTCCAACGGATGATTTACCTTGGGCTTCGATCATCAGCCCAGCAACGAGTTCACAATCGTTTACGACATTCCGTGAAGGTGATTATGTTATGGGATTCTTCTTGGATGGTATGTCCGGGCAAAACCCAGCAATCATCGGAATGTATCCTGGAATTGAGGTTACTGCACCAAATACAAATAAAGGATTCTCACCACAAGGACCAACAACAAATATACCAACGATGCCAGAGGGGCAAATCGCAAGATCAGTTGGGCAACCAACAACCGCACCTTTAGCTCGAGGTGTTGTTGCAAACACAGCTATTGCCTTTACAAATGCTGACTTAGCTCACGTTTGCGGATTTAAATTTAATTTAAATTTTAATATTGATTTGGGGCTTGGCGAATTGACTGCTGTAAAGGAACTTGCAACTGCACTACAACGAGGAATACAAGCAGGTAAAAAAGGTGTTGCGGATGTTGTCAGAGCAAAAACTACTGAACTCGTAACCACATTAAGAACTGCAATCAATACAATTATTAAAGCAATAGGTGCGGCTGACGTCACGGGTGTATTTTCGTATTCATTTTCACAGTTGAAAAGTCTAACAAGAAAATTAAATTCTTTCCTTTCTCAGGCCGCAGAAATGGCATACAATGCGGGTCTGGCGATTGGCGTTGTGCAAGGAATACAAGAACTGATAAATTGGATTGCCACACTACCTGCTCAAATCAAGTCTGTCGTTCAAAATTGTTTGACCAATTTTACAAATTCAGTAAAAGGTGTCGTTAAGACTATTAATGCAGTTCCTTCACAAATCGAATCATCAGTTAAAAGTCAATTTAGTACATTTACTAGCAGTCTAGATCAGTCCATAAATAGTATTAAATCTCAAGTGACAACTAGCAACAAAGGTCAAACTACCACAATGCTAAATGTTTTAAATGGTGATTCGAGCACATCTTCTTTGGATAGTTTAGCAAAATTATTGGAACCGCCAAGTAAAGAACAATTATTGAAATCAGCAACACAATCTAGTTTACAAAGACCTTAATTATGGCAACAGAACCACTGGGATTTGATGGGTTTACAGAGCCAGAATCGGCCGCAAATACAAACTATCAACCCGTATTTCCTTTTAACAACATTACACAAACGCCGAGTGGGCATCATTTCGAGTTAGATGATACACCAACTCGTGAACGAGTACGTCTGCAACATCGTTCCGGTACATTTTTGGAAATGCATCCGAATGGCGATGAAGTTCACAAGATTTATGGTAATGGGTATACAATCATATTGGGTGATAACAATATTGCAATTGGTGTTCCCACTGGCGCGAACAACAAATGTAACATTACAGTGTATGGTGATGTCAATCTAAACGTCAAAGGCGATTTCTATCAAGAAGTCGAGGGTGATTATAATCTACACGTAAAAGGTCGTTATTCGCAAACGGTTGATAAAACAACAACAGTGACATCAGCTGGAGATATGCGAATCACGGCCGGTGCATCTGCTCTAGGTGCATTACGAATCAATACTGGTGATCACGTATACATTAACGGCGATCTGAATGTGGAAGGTGAAATGATTGCCGATAAAATCACCTCCACCACTCGCGTGGATGCAGGAACAGGAATAGGCGCTGGTCTTGCCGGTGTTGTTTCGTTAGGCGGCATATCAGCAGGAGGTGCAGTTCCTGCAATTCCAGGCACCATCACCGCAACGGTTTCTGTGCTTGCACCTCTTGTTATGGGCACAAATATGGTATATGGCAGCATTATTATGGATCCGACGGGAGGATTACCACTTGTTCGTTCAATTTATGATTCACATGCGCACCTTTCCTCTGCGCCTGGCATACCAACCAGTACACCACTTACATTGATGCCACTACCGTGATGGAGATAAAATGACTACAGTTTATGACAGATTAGGATTAGATTTAGATACAGCACTTTTTGGTGCAGCTGCAAATTTATCCCCCGCAGCAGCCAACTCGTTAATGTTTATTGCTGACAATACGCCGCCAATGCCTGATTGGCAAGTAAATACATTATCAAATGGTGCAACAACACCAATCGTTCGTACGGATTATTTTCAAAATCCTATGTCCGCAAATCTTGCAAATATCTATGCAAGCGCACAATCAATTTATATAACTGCAAACACAGCATCAGATGCATCTGTAATGTATGTTGCAAATAATTTAATTATTAAAATTCAAGATTTTTCTAAGCACACAGACAATATTTCTGGTGTTACTATGATTATGGATGCAAATGTTCCTGCATACGACACCGCATCGGCACTTGGCCAACAAATCATGATGATTTTGGCGAAAACTGACGGAAACACCTCGGTACAAAATACTGCACCAATTTTAGGAAGTTTTACAAGTTTATTCGTGACTTCCGAAATTCAGTCGAACACGATTCAAATGTACACATATGCACACGAATATGCGAACAGTTTGATTAGTGATGGTATGGGTGGTTATTATAGTGGTATGAATACATCGAATATGCTGAGTTATATGGTAAACACAGCAATTTTCATGAACACAAGAACCTATTTTGATAAAGATTATTATGTAAATGCGAAACAAGTGGTCCAAGACTACTCATTCTTGCAACAATTTAATACGATGGGTGGAACCAACACATATTTGGTCACAAACATTATCGGAACACCAGAACTAGCCAATAATTTAACTGCAAATACCTAAAATTCGAATTTTTCGATTCCGGCCCGAGAATTTTTGCCGCGAGTTTTGAGATTCCGAAAAAGCGTTTTACTCCTAGAGATAAATAAAAGATGGCAAACTTACAAAAAATTTATTCGGATATAGACTTTACGTTCACCAAAAAACCGGTGACGGCTGATGTTGCTCTCAGTTATGATCAACAAGCTGTCATTCGTTCAATACGTAATCTATTGTTGACTAAATTTTATGAAAGACCGTTTAATCCTGGATTAGGTTCAAATTTAGAAACATTGTTATTTGAACCTATGATACCAACAACGACTGCAGCCATTGAAAAAGAAATAGCTGCAACAATTTCTAATTATGAACCAAGAGCATCCGTAAAAAGTGTAGTTGCAACACCAGATGAATACAAGAATGCATATAACGTAACAATGACGTTCTTTTTAGAAAATGCAGCCACACCAACAACAGTAACAGTCTTTTTAGAGAGAAACAGATAAAATGGCAGGTGCAAATTCAAACATCCAGATGACCGATCTGGATTTTAACACAATCAAGAATAATCTGAAGACGTTTCTGCAATCTCAAGATGTACTTAAAGATTACAATTTTGAAGGTTCTGCACTTTCTACTTTACTAGATGTTCTTGCATACAACACACAATATAATGCATATTATCTCAATATGGTGGCCAACGAGATGTTTTTGGACACCGCTATACAAAGAGATTCTGTTGTTTCTCAAGCAAAACTATTAAATTACGTTCCAAAATCAGCTAAAGCGCCCACTGCAACAATCAATTTAACTGTACACCAAGTTTCTGACACGAGTCTTACATTACCAAAATTTACTTCGTTTCTTTCTGAGGCTGTTGATGGTGTAAATTATAATTTCGTGACAACAGATTCACAAACTGTAAGTGTTGTGAATAATCAGGCAGTTTTTTCGGATGTTCTTATTCATCAGGGTCAACCAGTCACTAGCACATTCGTTGTAAACTCAACACAAAATCCAAAATATTTGTTTCAATTACCACAAACAAATGTTGATACGAGCACGTTGAGTGTATTAGTACAAGAATCATCTTCGAACGGAAGTACAACCACTTTCACACAGTCATCTGATTATTTAATGCTCGACGGCGATTCTCTTGTTTATTTCTTACAAGAAGGTATTGGTGGTGTATATGAAATATACTTTGGTGATGGTATACTCGGTAAACAACTGAAAGATGGTAATATCGTTATTGCTTCCTATATTACAACACAAGGCACCTCAGCATTTGGCGCAAACAACTTCACATTAATGGATCCAATTGGTGGATACTCAAATACATCAATTCAACCATTAGTTTCTGCAACTCAAGGTTCTGAACGAGAATCAATTTCATCCATCAAATTCCAAGCACCTAAGTCTTATTCGGCCCAAGGGCGCGCAGTCACCAAAGAAGATTATGTGACAGCCATCCAACAAAACCAACTGGGTTATCCACTGGAAGCAGTGAGTGTCTGGGGCGGAGAACAAAATGATCCTCCAGTTTACGGGCAAGTATTTGTTGCAATCAAACCATCTGGTGGTTATCTGTTGACAGATACACAGAAACAAAGATTGATTCAAGATGTTATCAAACCAATTTCTGTTGTGACAGTTCAACCAACAATTGTTGATCCAGATTATACTTACTTGAAACTTACATCAAACGTTCTGTATGATTCCAAGAAGACAACCAGAACTGCACAGCAACTACAGTCCGCAGTCAAATCAACTATCAGTAATTTTGCTGCATCAACATTAAACAGTTTCAATTCAACGTTTGCGGCTTCTGAATTGAACAATGCGGTTCAAAACACAGACCAAGCAATCGTCGCAAATGAAATTAGTTTGCAAGTACAGAAAAAGATTATGCCCAATTTAACAAGTGCAACCTCATATAAGTTGTATTTTGGTACGGGGTTGAAACGTGGCATGTTCGAAAGTGGGGTAACAAGTTATCCTGGAATGCAATATAGAAATCCATTGAATGCGTCCCTGACAATTGATGGAATTTATATTGAAGAGGTGCCGACATCGACTGGCGGTATTGATTCTGTATTAGTTACGAATCCTGGTTTCAGTTATCAATCAACACCAACTGTCAAAATTCTAGGTGATGGCACTGGAGCAACAGCAGAAGCCGTATTGAATTCAAATGGAAGTATCAAAGAAATAAATGTACTGACAGCTGGATCTGGTTACACAAGTGCGATTGTTACAATCACTGCTGCTGATAATGACACCACGGGACAACTTGGTGCCGCAGTTGCGATTCTTCAGGGTCAATATGGAACATTAAGATTGTATTATAACGACACAAACAATGTCAAAACAATCTTCAATAATAATGTAGGTACAATAGATTATACAAATGGAATCATCACATTAAATGCTCTCAATCCTATCAGCACCGGTGATCCATTAGGGCAGTTAACAATAACAGCCAATCCAGTGACTACAATTATCTCGTCTACATATAATCGTATCATCACCGTGGATGATTATGATCCTGCCGCAATCACAGTTAATGTTACAGCCAAGTCATGATTGATAGTAATCAAAAGACCTCGTTATTAGTACCATCACAGTTACCCGAATTTATTCGGGACAATCCGGACTATTCCAATTTCGTATTGTTTATCAAGGCATACTACGAATGGATGGAACAAAACGGGCAGGTCACCGAAAGATCCAAAAATCTTTTAAATTATAAAGATGTTGATAGAACTACTTCGGAGTTCATTGATTACTTCACGAACGATTTTCTACCATATTTTCCTCAAGAAATTCTAGTAGACAAAGCAAAGGCAGTTAAACTGGCCAGACAGTTGTACCAATCTAAAGGTACGCCAGGTTCATATGAGTTTCTATTTAAGGTTTTGTACGATTCTTCGTTTGATATTTTTTATACGAGAGATGCCGTTCTTCGTGCATCGGACGGCAATTGGTACATTGCAAAAAGTCTGAAACTGAATTCTTCAGACAAAAATTTTTTAAATACGAAAAACCTAAGAATATTTGGTGAAACAACAAAGTCGATTGCAACCATTGAAAATGCGGTCGTTGCAAAAAATAAAATAGAAATTTTCATCTCGAACATTGAACGACTGTTTCAATCTGGTGAATATGTACGTGTTGTCGATAATAAGAACCAAGATGTTTTGTTTAATGGGCAACCACTTCGCGCAAAGATTGTAGGCCAGATCAGCCAAATTACTATCAGCCCAACCAACAGAGGTCTTTTATATAAAGTTGGTGATCCTGTTATCGTTTATAATGGTCTGGCATCTAATACAGGTATCGGTGCGACTGCTGAAGTCAGTGAAGTTACCACAGGTTCAGTTAGAAAAGTTACTGTATTGACTGGTGGGCAAGGTTATTCACCAACAAACGTGTATCCAGCAAACACACAATTAGAGTTTACAGTATTTGATGATGGTGCACAAAAGCCTGTCGCTATCGTTGGTTCTTTAGATCCAAATGGTGCTAATTCCAGAACCGTAAATCTTCTTTCATCAGATACGATTGCTTTAAAGAAGGATATACCAATTGGAAATGTCCGTTATTATTTCGCAGCTAATCTGAATGCAAATATTAGTTGTAGTTTAGCTAACGCATTATCATTTTCAACAATTACAACTTATCCATTATCTTCAATTGTTGTTACGAATGGTGGTGGCGGCATCACCACAAAACCAACATTAGAAGCCAGATCACTTTATGCGACCGATATTCTACAAGGTTCAAACATTAAAAATTTGGGCATACTAGGTAAAATTAAAGTTGTGAATGGCGGCACAGGTTACCAAGTCAACGATACAATCGTATTCACTGGTGGTTCTGGTTATGGTGCAGCCGCAAAAGTTTCTTCTGTTAATGCTTCGGGCGGAATCATTAACGTATCTTTCTATGCAGCCAATAGTAATTTCTCGATTGGTGGTATGGGTTATAAACCCGAATGGATGCCATCACTGAGTGTTAATTCTGCCAATGCAAATGCCACAGGTGCCATACTTACAACAACAGGCATATTAGGTGATGGTGCAACGTTTGATATGGTCGTGGATCGTGCAGGATCAATCACCAAGATCAACGTTATTGATGGTGGTGAAGACTACATTTCTACACCAAATGTCTCAATTAAAATACAGGATATTCTGGTAACGAACGTTTCCATTTCATCATTACCACAAAAAGGTGATGTGGTATATCAGGGCAACAACGTCAATACGGCAATTTATAAAGCCTTTGCTGATTCGGTGGAGTTATTGGTACCTTATGCGGATCCGTTGCAGTCGTTATACAAGTTTAGAGTTTATAACTATAATGCAGCACCAAATCCAAACTATACACTGAATATTTCTGATAAGAATATACATTTTGTTATGGCCAACACCGCATGGAAACCATCAGGTGTTTCCAAATCTGTATATGACAAGACGGGTGTAAGAACATATGGTGATGGTACAGCAAGGGCAAATGCTTCGTTCTTGAATGGTCTGGTCCTTGGGCAAGGGCAATGGTTGGATTCACAGGGCCGTTTATCTTCATTCTCTAAACTTGAAAGTGAAGATTACAACAACTATACTTATGAGATCACAGTACAAAAAGAAATTTCAAAATACAGAGATGTATTGTTGAATCTGTTGCATCCTTCTGGCATGAAACTCATTGGTCGTTATGGCAATATTGACCAAAAAACCTTCAATACACACGAGTACAGCGCACTAAAGACAGGTCGAACACTCTATTCTTACACAGGAATAGCAGCGTCAGCGGTTAGAATTTATTCTGACTGGACAAATAAGAGCAATAATATACTGAATTTTATTAACTTGGGTGTAGGTGTAAATGTTGCAAACCTTGTTTTTGCAAATACAACAATCACCATGGACACATTAACTGGTCCAGATATTTCTTGTGAAGTTCAATCGATTGACTATGCGAACAACCGAGTTACTCTGAAAAATAATGTTTGGTTGACATTCATGAACGTAGCTTATGTAAGTGCAAATGCCAATTCAAACGTCATAAATATTAAATCTGTCACAGATTCCTATAATCTTGTAAATAATGGCGCATATAGCAATACAATGTATCCAATGATGGACATTGTATTCTCTGGTGATAACATTAAGATAGGCAATGTAGTTAAACAAGTTGATTATGTTGATATTGCACACAATAAGATATATGTAGCCAACAATTTCAGCGCGAACGTGACCAACTCTTTAATGTCAGTTAATAGAATACTGACCGCAGGCGGCCAACTTTCCAGACAAAATGAAGTTATACTTTATGGTCCAGTAGGTACACAATATATACCTGAATTGACAACAGAATCGGGAGATTCAATCACAACAGAAGACGGAAGAATTCTAATTTTGGGGTAAAAAATGTCCACAGTAAAAATTTCTGAATTACCAGTAATAACACATCTAAGTTCAAATACATCCAACACACTCTTTGTCGGTGTGGATATTCCTTCCGGAGTTACAGGTAAAATTGATGCGACTACACTGGCTCATGGTTTATATTCAAATAACAATCTAATTGTCGGTAATAATAACATAGTATTTCCAAATACAATCGCACAATTTACAGGAAACAGTGCTATATATTTACAAGTCAACCAACAGAATTTTACGAGTACAGGTTCAGGCGACTATGTAATCACAGCAGATACTGGCACAAACGCAAATAGTTATATTGATTTAGGACTGAACAACTCTGGTTATTCTGATACAGATTTCTCATCGATGGGTGCATATGATGGTTATCTGTACGTGCAGGGTCCATCTACAGGAAGTTCTCAGGGTAATCTTGTTATTGGAACAGCATCAGCCAACGCAAACATTTCTGTGATGGTTGGTGGTACTAAATCAGAAAATGTCGCACTGAAATTTACAAAAACTGGACTAACATTTTCTAATACCAAATATCTAACATTCGGTGACGGAACCACTCTATCAACATCACCTGCGGCGATGGGCGTCTATGCAAACGGCGCCTTCGTGCAAGCAAACGCAGCATTCTTAGTTGCAAATACACCAACTCATGTTGCCAATTCAGCAGCAATCTATGCAAACGGCGCGTTCACACAAGCCAATTCTGCATACGCGAAGGCCAACAATGCATTGGCAAACACAACAGGTACTTTTGCTGGTGACCTAACTGTTACCGGTAACGTCACAACACTTGGAACAGGAAACACCACAGTATCCGGTACATTGGCCGTATCCAGAAACCTGACAGTCAACGGTACATTGGTGATGTCCAATTCCAATTTCTTGGCGACAGAATCCGCAGTAACTATCAAAGCGACCGCAAATGTTGCGACCCCATCAAACGATGGTTATATGTTGCACATTTCTGGTAAACAAAACGTTTCATCAAGAATTGTTTTTGACTCCTATAGTATCACAGGTAATGCGTACGGATTGGTTGCAGGAAGAACAGCAAGAGGTACTGTTGATGCGCCATTAGCCGCTGCAAACGGCGACGTACTGATGCGCATTTCAGGTAACGGATACGGCACAACAGGATTTGCACCTCTAGGTATCGCAAGAATTGATATTATTGCAACTGAAAATTACACAGATGCAGCAAGAGGTTCTAGAATCGAATTCTATAACATTGCAAACGGATCAAATACATTAAGCAAAATTGCATCTTTCAATGCGAATTCTGTAACATTTACCGGTCAAATAGAACCACAAAAAGGATTCGTATATACACCAAGACTTCCTGTTGGTGCACAAACGGCCATCACAATTAATTATAGTACAGATTCTATGGTTAAAGCCAACTTGTCGGCCGATTTGACTGTTTCACACAGTAATTTTGTGGCAGGAAAAATTGTTGAGGTATGGTTGGTCAATACGGGTGCACAGAACAGAACCATCACACATGGATTATCTGCAATTAATTCAACAACAAAATCCACAACATTCACAATCACCGCATCTAGCTGTGCTTACATGCGATTCTTTAGTATTGATGGTGACTTAGCAAATACATTTGTTACCGTAACAGCATAATAAATAAATCATGGCAAATAAATCTCTTCTCACATACAACGCGCAAGTATCGGCTGTCGAACAGGCATATTATTTTCCTTCAGCCGTACTGCCTTATGCAACCGATATTAATTTAGAAACACTATATTGTTTCTTGGCTAGTACATTGCCATGGGAAGACGATAATAATCCTCCTGCACCAACACAAGACCAAAAATACATCAAACAGGTCTTTAAAAATATCTTTGCAACTAAACGTATTACTTCTGGCGATATATCACCTGTTGTTGAACGTATTAATTGGGCAACAGGAACCGTATACGATTATTATACTGACGATGTTGACATGACTGCGCGTGATGAAAATGGTTTCTTATATAAGAAATTTTATGTTAAGAATCGTTACGACCAAGTCTTCAAGTGTTTGTGGAATAATAATGGTGGTGTTGTTTCCGATGAACCATACTTTGAACCAGGAACATACAGCACAAATAACATTTATGCTGGCACAGACGGATATAAATGGAAATATATCTACACAATCGATACTGGTCTAAAAGTTAAATTTATGGACCAAGATTGGATTCCTATTCCTATTGGTGCCAATACACCAAATCCAGAAATTTCTTCAGCTGGTGCCGGCAGTATCGACGTCATCAACGTTTTAGATGGCGGCACAGGTTACGATGCAGGCAACTCTGTAATCAAAGTAACGATTGTTGGTGACGGTACAAATGCCGAAGCATCATTGTCATTGTCTCAAATTAGTGGTGGAGTAATTACGGACGTAACAGTTACCAATCCAGGTAAAAATTATACTTATGCGAATGTTGTAATTACAGGCACCGCAGCAAACGGATCTTCTATGGGTGCTGGTGTTGTTGCAATTGCACCAACTTCACCTGTTGGTGGCCACGGTTTTGATCCTGTATCCGAACTCGGTTGTGCTCACGTTATGTTTGCGGTTGAATTTATTCGTGATGAAGGTGGGCTTATTCCAACAGACAACAATTATTATCAAGTTGGCTTGATTAGTAACCCCACAACAAAAGAAAATCCAACTGCACCAGCAAATAGTTCTATTTACAGAACCACAACAGATTTAACTGTTTCACCTGGTTTTGGTACATATACTGATGATGAATATGTATTCCAAGTTGCAACTCCAGGCGATTCAATATCTAATGCTACATTTAAAGCAACAGTATTAAGTTTTAATACGTCAACCAATGTGGTAAAACTGATAAATATGGTCGGTACTCCGGTCATTAATGCGCCACTATACGGCAATTCATCAGGAACAACAAGAACATTATTATCTGTAGACTCTCCAACCTATTCACTTCTTTCTGGTTACATGACATACATTGAAAATAGAAGTGGTGTTCAGAGAAGCCCAGATGGTATCGAACAATATAAATTTGTACTAGGTTACTAAGGGAATAAAATGCTGAATTTTAATGTCAAGCCATACTACGATGATTTTGATGAAACAAAAAACTATCATCGTATCCTTTTTAAACCAGGTTATGCAGTTCAGGCACGCGAATTAACACAATCGCAAACTATCTTACAGAATCAAGTCACTAAATTTGCTGACCACATTTTCGTACAGAATTCACCAGTATCTGGTGGAAAAATGTCTGTCAACTTCAAATGTTACTATGTAAAACTGCAAGACAGTTATAATGGTGTTGCAATTGATGTTAATGATTTCCAAAATCTTTTAGTTAAGAATTCAAACGGATCAGTATTGGCTAGAGTAATTGCTGTTGCTTCGGCCACAGGTGGTGACCCCCCTACATTGATTCTTTCGTACCTGAGTGGACCTAAATTCGCCGATAATGATGTTATCTATGATGTGACTTCTAATCTTGCTGCACAAGCATTAACAACCGCATCTACCGGTTTAAGTTCAGCTGCACACATCACACAAGGCGTATTTTATGTTCTTGGCAACTTTGTAACGAATGTAGAAGAAACTGTTATTCTTTCCAAGTATAGTGACGTACCATCCGTTCGTGTTGGTTTAAATATCACCGAAACAATTCATGATTACGTAGACGATTCTTCGTTGCTAGATCCTGCCATTGGTGCAACAAACTATCAAGCACCAGGTGCAGATCGTTATGTAATCGATTTGAATCTGGAAACCAGACCATTAACTTTTGGTGATGACCAAACTTTTATTGAATTACTCCGTATCGAGAATGGTCAGATTGTTAAAAAGGTAGATGGTTCTATCTACTCGACAATTGACGATTACTTTGCCAAGAGAACTTATGATACAAATGGTGATTATATTGTCAACGATTTCTCATTGACACCAAAAACTAATGACGATCCAACAATATACACAATGAATATTGGTAAGGGCGTAGCATATGTTCATGGATATCGTCTAGAAAATCAGACACCAATTTCTATCACATCAGACCGTGCAAGAACAACAGCGTCACAAAATAATGTGCCGGTGTTCATGGATTACGGTAACTATTTGTATATAAATGCTTTACGTGGTGCAAACGGTTCTATCTTTGACGTATCCACTTCACAGACAATTGACCTGCATTGCGTTACAGCTGCCAATATTAATACCACAAATACAGCCACATATTCTTCAACGGTTGTGGCAAGTGGTTACATTCGTGGTTTAAATTTCGATCATTATACATCACAATCTGATGCCAACACATATGTTTATAAGGCATACGTCAATGATCTACAAAATGCTGTATTGACAGCGAATGCTATTGCTGGTGGAACAAACACAATAACATTACCAGGAACATATTCAACAACAAGTAATGCATATCTTGGTGTCAATATTTCCATTACTGCTGGCCCTTCTGCTGGCGATTTCAGAACAATTGCATCATACAATGGTGCCACAAGAATTGCAACAGTCAATCAAGCGTGGACTGCAACACCAACAACTGCATCAGTTTTTGCACTAAACTTTGGTGTTAAAGATGCTGAAGTAATGGTGTCATCTAATGCCGCACATTACATTCTTTCTACATCAGTATTGTCCGCTGATGGTCGCGAAGGTGGTTTGTCTACAGGTGATCCTTCAGTACAAAATCCAAATGTTCCTGAGATGTTGTTTAGAGTTGGTATGCCATATGTTGCAACATTGGCCGACACATCATATACAACAACACAAATGTTCCGTGGTATCACTTTCACACCCTCCGGTGGCAATCTAGTTGCTCAGTTGCCATTTGGTGGAGACTACTCGAATGTTATGAGACACCTTGGCACTGGTGGTACAACTCTTTCTGCGGATGTTGTCAGTCAAAATTTCCACGTTATCGTTACGAGCAAAGGTTCCAGCAACTATAACGTTGGTGACCAGTTGCCTTGGACAATTAACAGCAGAACTGTTACATTGAATTCTGACGGATCTATTGCCACACTAACAGGCACTTCTGCTGATCTTGGTGGTACCTTTACTGCCACAGTTATTGTTAAAGCATTCGTTTCAAATGCAGAAAATACAGGACATATACTAAAGAGAAAAAATTTAATCACAGCAAATACACAGAAGGTTATTTCTTCTTCTAATACTGCTGTTGGTAATGGTACATACACATATGTTGATGATTCAGCCTTAACTTCTACTGGTCAAGTCTATATTCAGAATGCGGGTCTTGTTTCTCCTGGAAGCAAACAAAGTCTGTACATGACCGATGTTAAGAAAATTATTAAGATTATTGATACTGGAAATGCAAACACTGCACCTAATGTTGCGATGTTGACCAGTTCTACGTATGATGTCACACAAAACTTTATTTTTGATGATGGGCAAAGAGACAACTATTATGATCATGCATCAGTTAAATTAAAAATTGGTGCGCCTAAGATCAAAGGTAACATGTTGGTGTTGATGGACTATTATCAACACACTGGTGGCGACGGATATTTCAGTGTCGAGTCGTATCTGAATTCTTCATTACCAGAATCTTACAGAGAAATTGGTTCATACACAAGCACGAGTGGTGCAACATATCAACTGAAAGATTCTCTAGACTTCAGACCAACTCGTCAGAACGGAGTCTACTCTTTTGCGTTCCGTTATTCCAACAGTGGCGACACACAGAGATATGGAACATTGTTACCAGTTGATCTATCAACATTCACCACAGACTATCAATATTATCTGGCCAGAAAAGATAAGTTGGTTTTGAGTAAAGACAGAAGTTTCCAGATTGTACAAGGAGCTCCTGCTGTCAATCCAATTTTTCCTCCTGAACCAGACAATTCATTGTTGATTGCAAACATTACACACCAACCATACACAGGTTATCTTCCAATTGAAGCACCTGTTGGTGTAAAACCAGATATCTCGATCGAGAAAGTAAAACACAAACGTTATACAATGCAAGATATTGCTTCTATTGAAAATAGAATTGGCAATCTTGAATACTATACCTCATTAAATCTGTTAGAACAACAGACACAATCACTGCAAATCACAGATGCATACGGTCTGAACAGATTTAAAAATGGTATTGTTGTAGATAACTTCTCTGGTTTCCTAACAGCAGATACTGCAAGTGATGATTTCTTGGCGTCCATCAATCGTCGCGAAAGAAAGATGCAACCATTACACTTGGTTAAGAATTTCCCACTGAAATCTCTGGATGTTGTGACGACATTTGGTGGTCAATTCTCATCTAATACATCATTAGGTTATTCTGTGGATAAGGATGGATTCAATACATTGTTCTCGTTGCCATATACAACAGCCAATGTTGCAACACAAAAGGTTGCAAGTCGTAGTTTCAACCTAAATCCTTTCAACGTAGCCAACCGTAAAGGTACTGCATCGACTACACCAAACACAAATACAAAACCTCCAGTCACAATTCTTCCTGTAGTTCCAAATAATCCCGGCGTGATTATTCAACCAAATGTAGGTCAAGATTGTCATGATGAGGTATATTGGCAAGAAGATTTGGACCTTGGTGGTTATGGAACTGGCCACGGTGGTGGTCAATGGGTTACACACACTGTTTGCATACCTAAAACTTCTGTCACAGCAGGCGACTGGAAAACAGTTTCAACGGGCACACAGACAACAAACAATGTCAACAACACATCGTATGACTGGAAAAATACATCCGGACAATATGGTGGTGTAACCTCAAATGTTGATAATGTTGTTGATAACACATTCACAAACAATAATGATTTCATATTCGATAATCTTTCAACTTCATTAATTGATGCGCAACAAACATCTATTGCTGGAAGTGGTCTTTTAATAAACACACCAGTGACACCAACATTCCAAGGTGATGACATAACGCCTTATTTTAAACCTTCTACTGTGGTGACAGTCACAGATATTAGTGACAATTTTAATGTTGGAGATGTTATTGGTACATATGTTGGTCCAACTTTTAAACCAATAGGAAAAATTGTTGCGACGGAAACATTAGACGATGCGACAAATTTACACATCGAAGGTGACATCAATAACGCCGATCTTTATAGTGCAGGCGCAACACTCGTAAGCGTAGGTTGTAGTGTACCGACACCAGGAAATGAAGATAATCCCGTAACACCAACAGAAATAGTATGCAGTGCCACACTCGATACTGTTGTAATTACATCAGGAACATTTTCAACTGACCATACCTCAACATCAACAGTTCAACTATCATCATTAGCAGATTCTATTGTGGATTATATTGGTGATTCTACCAATCCAGCCACATTAAATGTTGTTGCTGGCACTGGTGCGGGACAATCGGTTGAAATCGTTGCATGGGATTCAGGCACAAACACTGCAACATTAAGTGGTACCATTACAGCTTCAGCTGGTGATGTCTATTCTACTGGCCCATTTGTAACATCACCGACCGGTTTAATTTGTGGCACTTTCTGTATTCCAGCAGATACATTTACAGGTGGAACCATTCGTATCGACGATGCAACAACAATAGGTGATATTACTACAGCAACTACAGCAGCAGATACAACTTTCTATTCAAGTAGTGATCTTGTTGCTGTATCTCAAATTCCTCAAGACCCATCTCCAGCACCATCCGGATCTTCAGACCTATTGGTCACTTCAGTTGATCCACAAAATTCTACCATAGGAAGTGTAGATATGGCAGGTAGAATTAATATTAATAGTGATGGTAGTGTAGGTGACGGCGGCGGTGGTGCCTTTGGTTTTGATAGTCTCGCTTAAAAAATTCGGAGTAAATAATGGCAGATCCAGTAGCACAAACATTTATGATAGATAAACAAAACTACCCTAACGGGTGTTTTTTGAAATCTGTCAAATTGTTTTTTAAATCCAAATCTACATTTTGGAAAGGTCCAGTCACTTTAAGTATTGTTAATACGCTGAATGGATATCCTACTGGAAGCACATTGGACTATTCCATATCGTCTGTTCCAACCAGCAAAATTAATGTTTCAGATCAACCACATTATTTGGACTCAACAACATGGACCGAATTTGCATTTGATGCACCCGTTTATGTTCAAGCAGGTGTATTATATGCATTCGTAATCAGAGCACAAACTAATGAATATGAAGTTTGGGGTGTGACATTGGGTGATGATGCGGTAAAATCTACCACAAAGAATTTACCTACAGATCCCACACCAAGTGAAACAACAATGATCTCAACTGCACCCTATATTGGTTCATTGTTTTTGTCACAGAATGCATTGACTTGGACAACAGATTTAAATTCTTGTCTGATGTTTGTATTGGATCGTTGCGTGTTTAGTACAACGGCCACACCAAATATTCGATTTGTTGTACCGAAAAAACTTCCAGAATCAACATTAGTTATTGATTCGGTTGATCATTTTTCAAATGCAAATACAATATCAAGTTCGACAAACAGCATTTCGAATAATAAAATATTTGTCGATGCATTCAACGTGACTACCACCGATTTTATTCCAACCGGCGGGTCTATTAATTACACATATAGTTCTACGTTGACGGACGGAACAAAGACCGATGCAACTAGCATCACACCAGGAAAATATGGTACTGCCATGAATAAAGATATTTTATTGGCAGATGGTAAAGGTTCGCGTATTTTAGATCCAAATACACATTTATCATTCTCGGTGTATGCACAATTGTCTACATCAGACGATGCTGTTAGCCCAATCATCAATGATTCCAGTTTGTCTACATTTGCCATCCGTAACATCATTAACAATTGTGAAATGTCGAATGGCATGATTACACTTGTATCTGGTGGTACTGGTTATAACGCAAACACAACATCAGTTACTGTTTCTGCGCCAACAGGAACAGATGGTGTGCAAGCCACGGCCGCAGCAAATATATCTGGCGGCGTAATTCAGTCCATCTATATCACTTCTGGTGGTTCTGGTTATATACAAACACCAACCATCACTATCACAGATGCAAATACTTCTCCAGGTTCTGGTGCATCCGTTTCGATCTTAGGTGAAACATCAAGTCACGGCGGAAGTGCTGTAGCAAAATATGTCACCAAGAAGATTTCACTGGATCCCACATATGAATCTGGTGACCTTAATGTTTACCTGACTGCGTATAGACCTGTCGGTACAGATATTCATGTGTATTACAAGATTCAAAACAACAATGATACACAAGTATTCGAAGATGGAAACTGGCAATTAATGACGATGATCAATAATACTTCGACGTTATATTCTCCAGCAATCGACAACACATATGAATACGTTTTTGCACCAGGTACCAGCGGTACAGATCAAGGTTACGTAACATATACAAGCACCACCGGTCAAAAATATACTACATTTAATCAATTCGCAATTAAAGTTGTGATGAGAACAAATGATAGTACACTTGCACCATATGTAAAAGATTTCAGAACGATTGCTTTACCTGCTAACGTCAATACAACAGTTTAATCATGGCAGTTATACAAATTCCTGGTACCAATCTTTATCGTGATACCAATTCTATGGCTCTTCTAAACAAAGACAGAAATGGTTTAGAAGACTATAAAATGAAACGAAGACTGTTGGAGACACAGGCCCATGAAATAAATAGGGTAAAATCCGAAATTAATGACATCAAAGGTGAGTTACAAGAAATAAAAACCTTGATGTTAAGACTACTCGACAAGGGTTCAAATGGCTAATACAGTACCTATTCTAAGTTATGCCAACACATTCAGTGATTGGTATGTTGTAACGAATGCATTATCACAAGAAAATAATATTCTAGGTAAAGCAGATTACACCAAAGATTCGGGTACATTGTACCTAAGTGAGACTACACAGAACGCATTACAGGCCAATGGTAATATCGTTGTTCAGAAACAACTTCTGGTTCAAGGTGTCGGTTCTTCAGGTACGATTCAAAATAATCTGACAGTTGGCGGGCAGGTATATTTTACTAACACAACTCTCAGTCTGGTAGCCAGCGGTCAAGCAAATATTTCTGGACCAATCTATGCATTGGCAGCAAACACAGGCCTTATTGTTGCAAACAACACAACACTACAGGGCAATCTAGTAACATTAGGTGCGGTTACAATCAGTAATAATGCAACAATTACTGGATGGGGAAATATTAACAAGTTTTTAAATGTATCTGCTAATTCTTCATTTACTGGTCCGATGTATGTTGCAAACGTCATTACAGTCACAGACGGAACAGTTGTTGCTGGTGTTAACGTTGTACCGTTTTTAATTGCGTCGTTTGTTAAAGCGAATTCAGCATACGAATCTCAAAACACCACTGGTACCTATGCAAACTCAGCTTTTGCTGCAGCTAATTCCGCTAGTCTGTATGCGAATGGTGCTTTTACTCAGGCTAATTCCGCATACGGTTCACAGAATACCACAGGCATATATGCCAATTCAGCCTTTTCCGCACAAAACACTACGGGCAATTATGCCAACTCAGCCTTCGTTGCAGCGAACTCAGCTGGTGCATACGCAAATTCGGCTTTTGCTGCACAGAATACTACAGGCAGTTATGCCAATTCAGCTTTTACTGCCGCCAACTCAGCTGGTAGTTACGCGAATTCTGCATTTGTAAAAGCCAATTCGGGATACGATCAAGCAAATTCGGGTGCAGCATATGCTAACTCTGCATTCGTAAAAGCTAATTCTGCGTATGATTCACAAAATACCAGTGGAAAATATGCCAATTCAGCTTTTACTGCCGCCAACTCAGCTGGTAGTTACGCGAATTCTGCATTCACCCAAGCTAATTCTGCATATGATCAATCCAGTTCAGCTGGTTTATATGCTAATGGTGCTTTCATACAAGCAAATGCAGCATTCGACTTTGCAAATACCGTCAACACATATGTTATTACAGTTGCAAATAATGCTCTTGCAAATACAACAAATATTATTACAGCAGGAAATTTAACAACAAGCGGAAATCTGACAATTAAAGGATCGGGCGCAGTATATATTGGCAACACAAGAATCATTAACGCAAATGGTGCTTGGGTTGGTGCAAATACTGGATTAATTGGGCCAACTGGACCGACTGGTCCCACTGGACCTACAGGACCAACAGGCTCAACAGGAGCAACTGGACCTACCGGTCCAACAGGACCAACTGGTTCGACGGGGCCAACAGGACCGACTGGCCCAACAGGAGCAACTGGTGTTGCTGGACCTACTGGCCCAACCGGCCCAACAGGTTCAAATGGTTCAAATGGTGCCACTGGAGCTACTGGTGTTACTGGTCCAACTGGACCAGGTGGACCAACAGGTCCTACTGGCCCAACAGGTGCAACTGGCCCAACTGGACCACAAGGTATAATTGGTCTTCCCGGACCCACGGGACCTACTGGTCCTACAGGTCCTACCGGAGCAACTGGTGTAGCAGGACCTACTGGCCCTACTGGTCCCACCGGAGCAACTGGTGTAACGGGACCAACTGGTCCTACTGGACCAACTGGACCTACAGGACCCACTGGAGCAACAGGTGTTGCCGGACCAACTGGTCCTACTGGACCGGTGGCAGGATCTGCAAATCAAGTTGTTTATAAAAATGCATTAAACACCGTTACTGGATCAAATTCATTCCTATATGAAGAAGGTAATTCACAACTTCAAGTTCCATTTTTATATTCCAACAATCAAAGTGGAGATGAAGGTGGTGAAATTAGATTTAATAAAGCTGCAACAAATACAACATTAACCACCGGCGTCACAGTCGATGTTTATCAAAATAAACTTCGTATTTGGGAATCAGGCGGAACAAACAGAGGTGGTTATTTTGATATTTCTGCATTAGGTGCTGGTGTCGCAACAAATCTATTATCTGGTGGACCAACTGGGCCAACAGGACCTACTGGACCAACTGGACCTACAGGACCCACTGGAGCAACTGGTGTTGCCGGACCAACTGGACCTACAGGACCCACTGGTCCTACAGGTCCTACCGGAGCTACTGGTGTAACAGGACCAACTGGTCCTACAGGTCCTACCGGAGCTACTGGTGTAACAGGACCTACGGGACCAACAGGAACCGGAACCACAGGAGCAACTGGTGTAACAGGACCAACAGGTCCTACAGGACCAACTGGACCTACTGGCCCGACCGGACCTTCGACTGCAATTAATGCAACAAACACAACAACTTCACAGACAACTTATTTTGTTGGAGTAACAGCAGCAGGTTCAAATCAGACGCCTTATGTTTCTGCAACAAATGGTGTATCGTTTAATCCAAACACTGGTGCAATTACAGCCTCAGGTAATATTACTGCATACTCCGATGCAAGACTGAAAGAAAACGTACAGACTATTGTTAATGCGTTGGATCTCGTAATGCAATTAAGAGGTGTCACATACGAAAAAGATGGCATCAAAGGGCTTGGATTGATTGCTCAAGAAGTTCTGAACATTATTCCTGAAGTTGTTAATGAAGGCGAGTATCTGTCTGTTGCATATGGAAATATTGTTGGATTGTTAATCGAAGCAATCAAAGAAATGAAACAAGAAATAGATCAGCTGAAAAATAAGTAACCAAATTATACCAATAAATAAGGTAGACATTTTCAACGCAGGGAATTTATTATGCCGGCAGGATATGCAGATCAATTTATCGAACAGGGCACAAACTTCACAAGTGATTTAACTCTAAATGATTCAAATGGATTACCTTATAATCTAAATGGTTTTACAATCAGAAGTCAGGCTCGACGTTCATATTATTCCAGTAATGCAACAATTACTTTTACCTCCACTATTGTGGATGCTAATAATGGAATAATTCGTTTGTCAGCCAATTCGCATGTTACGGCCGGCGTAAGAGCTGGAAAATTAGTTTATGATGTTCTTTTGACCGAAGTATCGACGAATAATGTCTCACGCATATTGGAAGGGCAAATCTTTGTTTCTCCTGCTGTAACGAGATAGTAAAGGCAAAAAATGCCAACAAAGATTACGGTAAATTATCCTCAACCAATAACGGTAAAAGTAGACACCGGAGAAAAAGACCGCGTTGTACAAGGTAGTGCGGTCTTTGTTGGTTCGTCGAACAACTTTTTACCGAACACCGGCGGGACAATTACTGGTAATTTAATTGTACAGAATAATCTCACTGTACAAAATAATTTTATACTCCTTGGTAATACACAATTTAACGGGAATACAATAACCCGTCATATTATACCGTCAGCGGATCAAGTATATGACATTGGAACTCCAAATCTAAGATTCAGAACACTGTATCTTTCTGGAAATACTATTGACCTTGGCGGTGGTATTATTTCGGCCAGCGGCAATACTGTTACGGTATATTCTCCTGCGGGCGGATTGTTGTACTTTAATGCAGATGCAAACACATCCATCGATGCTGCTGCAGGTGTAAGAGCTGAAACTACCGCAAATTTAGCATTCGATCAAGCCAACACTTCAATAATTTATTCAACCGCTTCATATTATTATTCCGGTCAAGCGATTTCAACATCACAAGAAGCTTCTAATATTGCGACCGCAGCATATACAACAACAAACGCTGCATTTCAACAAGCCAACTTATCGACCGAATATGCCACAGCTGCTTACTATTATTCTGCGGCAGCAGTATACACAGCAAATGATGCGGCCACAACAGCAACATCAGCAGCAGCTGCAGCCCAAAGTTCTTATGATTTAGCTTATGCGTCATATTATTATTCTGGTGTTGCAATTAATGATTCAAATACGGCTTTACAAACAGCCCAAACTGCAGCGGTTGCAGCCAATACGGCTTATGAAGCTTCACAGACAGCTATTGCATTAGCTAATACCGCCAGTGAATATGCTAATTTATCTTATCAGATCGCGACAGACCTTCTAGCAAATTCCAATACAATCGTAAGAGTTACTGGTGGAACACTAACAGGAAGCCTCGTATTCTTAGGAGAACCAACAGCCAATTTAACTATCGGCCCAATACAGAGTAGTTACGGTTTAGATATTTACTCTACGGACGGTGGTTATTCACAAATTAACTACTCAAATATACACGTTGCATATGCAGATACCACAGGAGTGCATTTACAAACACCAAACGCATCTATTGGTGTAAATGCTTCCGACGATTCGATTGAAATTTTGTCAACAGGTATTTTTACAGTAAAGGTAGGAGGCATAGATGCTATTTCTGTGTATCCGAACAACGACATTTATTTTAATGGTACAATTTACGGCGCACCAACCGCACTTGACGGCGGCGATTTTTAATAAATAACAGGATAACCTTCAACAAGGATTCAATAAAATGGCAAATACCAGTATTCGCATTAAACGTTCCGGCACAGTCGGTGTACCATCATCACTTTTGTCGGGTGAATTAGCCTATTCGTATGTATCAAATACCATATTCATCGGTAGTCCTGATGGTACTGGTGTTGTCAACGTAGGCGGTCAATATTACACTTCACAAATCGACAGTGCGACCGACCTGTCCATTGGTAATTCTCTTGTTCGCCGTGATGCGTCCGGTAATGCAACATTCAATTACATTACCGCAAACCTTATCGGTATGATTGAAGGCGTTGCATCACAAGCAGCCAAATTACAACACGCACACGACTTCTCAATCTCTGGTGGTGACATTACTGCTTCCGCTGTTGCATTTGATGGCACTGCGAACGTCACACTGAGCGCTTCTCTCGATGCAGTTCCTGGTCTTTCTTCTGGTACATATGGTAATACCTCTTCTATTCCAGTAATTGGTGTTGCTGCCAACGGTCGTGTCACTACAATTTCTACCGTAAGCATTTCGACCGACCTAGGTATTGCAGGTGACTCAGGTACAGATACAGTTCATCTAGCCACCGACACACTGACATTCGCTGGTGGCGCAGGTATTACTTCTACTGTCACAGACAATACAGTAACTTTTGACGTTGACACAACTGTTGTCCGTGCAAATACTGCAAGTTTGAATCAGACGATTGATGGCAATATTCAAATTAGCGGTAACTTGACAGTATTGGGTACACAAACAACAATTAATTCTCAATCGTTGAATATTGCTGACCCAATTATTATTCTGGCTTCCAATAATTCTTCAGATGTATCCGATATCGGTTTTGTTGGTCATTATAACGATGGCACACCAAGACATGCAGGTTTCATTCGTCATGCAGGCGATAAAGAATTTTATGCTTTCGATAATTATCCTGTAGAACCAGGTAATAATTATATCGACGTAGCTAATTCTGATTTTAGAACCGCAAACGTCAATGTACGTTATTTGAAGGGTAATGTCATCGGTCAAACCGCAAGATTTGACAGTATGGTATTGACTAATGTTCTGGGTGTACCAAGTGGTGGCACAGGAGCAACCTCGTTCAGTGCTGGCCAAGTTGTAATCGGTGATGGCACAAATTCACTGAAACAACTTGCTAACGTTTCTGCTGTTAATACGACACTAACCACAAATACTACTGTTTCAAATCTAACAACAGACGTTTATGGTCGTGTTACATCGTTCACAACACAAGCAATTTCTGGCCTGACTGTCGGTCAAGGCGGTACAGGTGGAAGTACATTTACTGCTGGCCAGATTCTAGTTGGTAATGGCAGCGGTGCGTTGCAATCTCTTGCAAATACCGGTACAGCTGGCACATACGGTAACAACACAACCATTCCAGTAATTACAACTGACGCATACGGTAGAGTATCAGGTGTTACAACTGTTACTGCACAAGTACCAATGTTGTCGAATGGTTCTTACTATCTGTCAATTTCTTCGACAGACGGTGTAGTTTCGTCGAACGGTGGTGGATTCTTATTGAAGAATGGCGCCGTTATTAAAGACAACTCAGACAATGCAGTTGCTTTCGGTGAAAATGCAGGTTCAATAAGTCAGGGCCTACAAGCTGTTGCGATTGGTGATTCTGCTGGTTACAACAACCAAGGCGCATTCGGTGTTGCAATCGGTTACGGTGCGGGTAATCAAAACCAAGGACAAACCGCAGTTGCAATCGGTCTCAATGCCGGTATGTCAAGTCAAGGTTCATACGGTATCGCAATCGGTAATTCTTCCGGTGGTGCACAAGGAACTGGTTCTATTGCAATCGGTTATAACACAGGCAATAGTAGCGGAAATTATTCAGTTGCACTCGGTCACGAAGCTGCTGTTGGCAACACAAGCACTATCGGTGCAAATGCAGTCGCAATTGGTTACAAAGCTGGTTACGAAAGTGCAGTTGCAGGAAGTATCATATTGAATGCTTCTGGATCCAACCTAAGTTCAGCTGCAGCAGGTCTGTATGTCAATCCTGTTCGTTATACTAATGCACAAGACAGTACATATGATGGCTTGATGTTCTACAACTCAAGCACGAAGGAAGTTCGTTACTCATATGTACTAGATGGAGGTCAATTCTAACGCAACTATATAATGTTAGATTATTTTTATAATAGGAGTTTGAAATGGAAAATGAAAAGTATGTTAATTATTATATCGAGACATTAACGGCCACATTAACAGATTGCGTGGTACGAAATGTCTCGATGCAGGCAAATGCAAAGCTGAACCAAGATATTGTTAGCGAACAGGCAAAAGCAATCGAAGAACTAAAATCTTCTGTTGGTAATCTGAGAGATAACAATAAAACTTTAATCGATCAGTTACAATCTGAAAATAAAAATTTGAGAGATGAAATTAATGAATTAAAAACCATTAGGCATCAATATGAAAACGTTAAAAGTGAAGCTGCTCACGTTGAAACTTTCAGGAATGAATTGGTAAAAGAGCGAGATGCGCATAGGGTAACTCGTACCGATTATGAAAATAAATTAAGAGCTGCAGCCGTTGATTCTCAGAACAAAATTAATTCAATTACAAATGATTTTAATGATAAGATTAGTAAATTGAATAATGATTTTAATAACAAATTGGACAAATTGAATAAAGATCATAAGAAACAGGTCCAAGAGTTGAATGATA